ATAGGTAGACGCTTAGTTCAAGATGGGTAGCAAGACCGAGCAATTGAAACGTGATTCAAGACGATTGTTTCGGGATACTAAGGCATCATGTAAGGTGCAAATCCTTGTCGGAAGAAGCGGACGACTTCGTTATTGCTTTGTTTTACGTCCGTAAATAAAAGCCAAAAGCAAGGCGTGAGTGTTGCCAGATGCACTTCCCAGATAGGACAGGGTTATAAGCATCGGTTCCCGCCCATTTCCGTGACAAGTGGGAGAGCGACGTAATGTTAGTGTAAGGTAGCTCGGTAAAGGACGTATAAATACACTACAAGCGCGAACTGTTCAGCCGTCGCTTGTAAAACATAACGGCAGAATTTTCGGGGCGGTATTTGTAGACAAAGGGGCAATGATGACAACATTGTTAGTATGTCAATGGCAAAGGCTTGTTTCGTCAACAAGATACGGTGGTTCGAATCCGCCTCGCTCCATTTGGAAATGAAATATACCGCGCCCGCGAACAGTTCACAGGCGGTGGCAAGAGTAACCGTGACCGAAAGGAGCGGAGATAACCCAATGGTAGGGAGTCTTGTTATTGCCGATCTTTGGAAGGACGGGCAATTGAGATTGGTTCGTAGTTCAATGGTAGAACATCGGTCTCCAAAATCGAAGACGAGGGTTCGAATCCTTCCGTTCCAGCACTGGAGATGGAAAACTCCCACAAGAGAATTGACGCACCAGATTCCCTTGATATAAAACCCGCTAATGGTAACTGCAAAGCGTAAAATACAGTGCATGAGCAAGCGCCCGTGCGTGGGTGGCGAGCTTGGCGGAACGTAGCTTAAAAGGCTATAGCGCATTTGAGATGTTGGTTCGAGTCCAACCGTTCTGCAACGGGGTTGAGAGCAAATCTCCGCATACCCAGTGACGAAAGCCGACTTCAGTCAGGCAGTTAAGGATATCGCGAATCCGAATCCGCATGACTGTGACACCAAAGACCGTTAATCTGAGGCAGAAGCGAGTAATCAGGCCAAATTGCGGGATGGGCGGTTGAGCCGACCTCAAGGTTCGTATCGCGGGTTTGTGTAATCGGTTAGCACACAAGACTTTGACTCTTGTAGTAGCGGTTCAAGTCCGCTACCCGCTGTAATAGGAGGCGATTATGAAAGAACATAATTACAGGGCCGTCGGATGCTTGTGGGGGATGATGGAAGCGACGTGCTTGCTGTTCTTCATCGTGTTTCTGCTGATGAAGATATGCGGCTCCGCGATCATGTGGATCACCGTGTTTGTTCCCTTGATTGTATGTGGCGCGTTGACGATAATGTTGTTCCTTCTGCTTGTACTTCAGACCATCTTTGGAAAGGGGGATAAAGATGAGTAACAATGATTTCGTTGATCTTGCAAAAGAGTTCGTGTCCGAGTATCACAACCTCCACGAAATGAGCGAGATCACGCAAGAGGATGTGTTTGTTGTATGGCTTGCTAAAGCATTGCAGAACAACAAGGCAATATTATCAAGCACGAAGGGGCAGAAGCTTTACGAGTTTACTTGGAATGGCGATCTTCAGGAAGGGTATCTTGATGTTTACGAAAAAGTGGACAATGTCAAGATCGTGAACGAAGGGCGAGCGTGAAAAGAGAAGAGAGCAAGGCGATGAATCATTGTCAAGGAGAGTAACAAGTGTGGTTTATTGGTACACGTGTGTAATAGAGTCAACAAAATGTTTAACAATGAGTGAAGAATGAATTCCATTATATCCAACGAGAAGCAATGTTTTGTTTGCGGAACAACATACAACTTACATCGGCATCACATCATATTCGGGCCGAACAGAAAGAAAAGCGAACAGTACGGCCTGTGGGTTTATCTTTGCGCAAGGCATCACAATATGTCTGATGTAGGCGTGCATTTTAACAAGGAACTTGACCTTGAGCTGAAACAACTGGCGCAGAGAGAGTGGCAAAAGCGAAACGGATCGGTTGAGGACTTTAGGAGGACGTTCGGAAAGTCGTATTTGTAGGAGGCAATGTGGACAAGTATTTTGTCGAGGGTAAGTACAAGAATATGACCGTCACCATCCATGCTACGTCTTATGCCGCGGCTGTAAGAGGGGCGCACCAGATTCTTGCGGTGAACGACGGCATAAAGACGGTCGCCATCAAAGACCGAAAGGGCGAGATTATCAGGGTGGTGAAGCAATGAAATATTACGTGTGCGAACTTTGTGGGGATATTATCAAGAATGGACGTAAGACCATCTGGATGAGGGAAACGTGGGAGACGTTCTATGGACGGTACGTAGTGCACGAGGGTTGCCTTAAACAGTTGTCCAAGGCTATCCGATACCGACGGAACGAAGAAAACAGCAAAGCGAATTTAGAGAAGCAAATGGCTGAACTTGAAAATCAAGTTGCGCGGCCACAAAAGGTCATGGAGGTAATTAGTGAGCGGAGGCAGTAAGGACTATATCTATTGCAGAATTGAAGAATACTTTGTCGGACAGATGCATGATAAAGAGCTTGACGATCTAATGGCGGATATCGTTGATCTGGCGCATGATCTCGAATGGTATGAAAGTGGGGACTATTCGAAAGAGGACTATATCAAAACGGTAAACAAATTCAAGCGCAAGTGGTTCGGAACGGACAGAAACGAGCGCCTTAAAGGTTATATTGACGAAACAATAGAGAAAGTCCGCAAGGAACTGTACGACATGCTGTGAGGGGTGGAATGATTAAAGTTGAAAATATAGATGTGTGGGGATTTAAGCACGCAATACGTGGTATGCGAAATCCTTTGAATTCTTGGGCGAGAAGCGATAGTGACTTATGTTGTGACTGTCAAGATTGCAATGCCTCTTCATGGTGCGATGGGGACTTATTAGACCGCTTAGGGCAAGTCGTTATCGGCCCGAATGATCTTGACTTGATGAAACGCCTGTACAATGCCGGTACAGAACACAGGAAGTATCTTCGACAGATATTCGTAAGTATGGATATTACGGCACCGCTGTATTGGTTTTCTGAATTTGACACATATAAGATTGGAACTACCGCGAACAGTACAAGCAAGATGCATACGATTCACAAGAAGGGGATAGATTACGGTCTTTTCAGCCTTGACGGTGGGATTGAACTGGACGAATATCAGCATGAGGTCGTTGATCGCTATATTCATATGCTTGAGGACTTGCGGAAGAACTGTAAATCTGGTGACCCAACATGGCGCACATTGATTCAGTATTTGCCTGAGTCGTTTAATCAGACACGAACCGTGACTATGAATTACGAAAATGTAATCTCTATTATCAAACAGCGCACGGGGCATAAGCTTGACGAGTGGAATGCATTTGTTGAGGTGCTTAAAAGGCTACCATACATCAAAGAAATCATGGAGGGGTGATATGACGCAGAATGAAATGATTTTAGGGCACATGCTTGAGGGGAAGTCGATCACGGCGCTTGACGCGCTTAACCTTTACGGGTGCATGAGGCTTGGGGCGAGGGTGTATGACCTTAAGAGGGACGGGTATCCGATTGAAAGTCGGATGATCACCGTTGGGCCGAACGACAAGCGGGTATCGGTGTACTGGATGGACTTGAATAAATTACCGACGCATCCTATTTATAGGGGTGTTGTAAAGCAATAAGGGGGATGAATGAGGGCACAAGATGTGCTAAGAGCATTATCAAGGTGGCGTGGGGCCAGTGTGGCCGACTGCGCCAAGCTCGTTGGGCTAAGCGAGCAATCGTACTATCAACAAACGCGTTTGGGCTCTTTCCGAGCGGATCGGATGTTGACGGCGATTGACGCGTTGGGGTACGATATAGTTTTTGTGGATCGAAACACTGGGGAGCGGTGGAAGTACAGGGAACCGCATGGAACGCTTAAAGGCATTTCGGAGTATCACAAGTACAACACTGGGGTTTCGAGGCCACTGGCTTATGACGGATCACAAGAGCTTTTCGTCGATCGGAAGGGGCTCTATTTCCTTGCGGACTATGCCAAGGGGAAAATCAAGGCCGTTACGAAAAGTGAAGCGGAAGCGTTTGCGGATAAGTATGGGGCGAGGTAATCCTTGCCCCTGTTTTTTATAACTTGAGAAAATATACCTATAGGTATTGACATATTGATAAAGATATGGTAAAATACATACTGTGAGGGGGCGATGATCCTCGACTGGCAATGGTGCCGATAATCTTAGGAGGTATGAAATGGGAAAGAAAGGTTTCATTGAGGATTACGAAGCGGAGCTTCGCACGGTTTGGAGTTCGGAAAGAATGGTTAAATATTGCCTTGGTAAGGTGGACAACGTTGTCAAACTGGACAACGGTTTTCTGATCCCGATCGACAAGAGAAGCATTGAGAAGGATTTCTGCTTCGGATACCATGATAGCAGATATGATACTGAAAGCTACGATGAAGCGAACGCGATGGCGCGACATGCCCGCGAGAGCGAAAGTTATTTCTTCGATGAAAACATGAAGGCTTTTCGCTCGGAGGTCAAGGCTTTTGAAGAGTATTATCCTGTAGTATCGACTATGTACTACAGTGGCGGTGAGAAGATTAAGAGCGTCCGTTTTATGAGGGGTTGGGAAATCTGCGATCTGTTTGGCGGAAGCTGTTACATGGATAAGATCGGCGGAACATATACCAAGGACGCTACTGGTCGCGATGTTTACATTCTGAACGATGCGGATATTAAAAAGGTTCTGGACGGTTACAAGCTTGCGATGGCAAATCACGAGAAGCGCGTGCGGACATATCTTAAGAAGTACGGCACAAAGCACGTGAATTCATGGAGTTACTGGCTTGACGCCTGATAGGAGGACGATGTATCCCAAAAACCTTGTAGACAAACTGATGAAAGACGCGGGCATCCATGAAGAGTGGGTGCCCGATGAGGATCACATTACGGCATATAACAACATGGTCGCGGAACTGAGTGATCAGGAACGGGAGTTTTTAGAGGCCCACTACAGAGACGGGGTGACGATACAGGAGTTAGGGGAGCGGTACGGAATGACGCGCGAGGTTGCAAGGCGCGTGATCCTTAATGTGGGGCGGAAGCTTCGGAACCCGTTACGGATGAAGTGGATCATTGACGGGGAGAGAGAACGACAAAAGTATTTTGATGCATGGGACAAGAGGATCAAGGACACGCAAAAGGCGATAACAGAGGATGACGGTATATCCGAGTTAGGGCTTTCAAGGCGGTCACTGAATGCTCTTACAAGATGGTTCTGGCGTGAGCCAAGCATCAAAGAGCTCAACGAGCTTGGGGAAAAAGAGCTCAAAGGTGTTCGGAACCTTGGTACGGTATCGATTGCTGAGATAAAGGATAGCTTAGATCGGTTCTACGGTCGATAAACGGCATTTTTACGCGATATAGGGGATTGGGTGGATAAAATATCCGCTTAAAATAAAAAGCCAAGAAAAGGAGTGAATTATGGCGACAAAGAAGAAGTACGAAGAAGTGCTGAAGTACACTAAGAGAACATACGGGCTCTCGAAACAGGAAGAGATCGACAGAGACGAAGCGTACAAGCTTGTTTCTGGGAAATACCCACAGGCCGAGGAATTGCTTGAGACTCTGGGGGAAATCCTCTGCGAACGGTGCGTTGTTACCGTTAGTAAAATAAAGGCGCCTGTTGTGCCGAACGAGGAGAAATAAAAGTATTGACATATTGATCAATATGTAGTATAATATACTCGTAAGGTTGAGAGGGAAATGGTTCCCACAGAAAAGAAAGGTAGGTATGATATGCGTTTCCTGACAGACAGAAAAGAGATTGCGAAGGCCTTGAACTTCGGTAAGTATCCCGTGATCATGTTTGATCTTGACTCGCCGAAGCGCGGTTGGGATGATGTTTATGAAGGGACTCCCGTCCGTGTGGACATGGGAACCTTCAGCGACGGTACGCGGTGGCTGAATGACTCGATCCCGACGATTTATGTTGACAACAATCACGAGGGGATTGAGAACACGGTTATGAACCGTCTGAAATCGGACATTCATCTCCCGGGCGGTGGGGCGATGCTGAGCGAAAGCTTCGGTGCCAACGATGTAATTGATATGGCGAAGTTTGCTATGGCTCCTATCGTAAAAGGTGGGGACGACGTAGTTGTTGTTTATTCGTGGGAAGGTGGATCGATGGCCGCGGTTCGAATGATGAAGGTCGGCAAGACTTCGAAACATGTAACCCCGATAGCGATGATCAGAGATGCGGAGGAAAAGTGATGAAGCTAAGTGATCTGAGTTTTGAAAAGGTAGCGCATTTTGATCCTTATAATTCTCGCTCAAGAAGCGATGGTATGGTTACGGAATGGGTAGCGCGGAACGAATGGGGAAATGCAGTGGCCTTTGGTGACACAAAGGCCGACTGCGTGAAAGACGCAAGACGCTATATCAGAATGGAGGGCCTGAAATGATCAATGGAATGTACCATGAGCATCTTATGTACCACGGAAAGGAACTGCTTGTCGACATTGCCGACCTTGGTGGAATATACGAGGTGATGGTGCTCGACCACGGGATGGACGAAATCGAGTGCTTCCAGTCCAAAAATTTCGACTCGGCGTATGATGCGTATAGACGGTATATTCTGAAATATAGTGGGGAACCGCTTGTCCTGAACGAGAAATATGCGAAAATTCGGGATGATATCAGACGCGCCCTTGACGTTGGCGAAGCAGTCGAGAAGGAGAACTCCGAAGACGGTGGAACGTGCAATTTTGACGGGACGGCGGTAAAGCTTCCTGTTCGGAAAAAGGCGGTTGTCTACCAGATCGCTAAGGAGTGTGGGGTTCATTGCTTCGAGTGGAAGTTTTGTGGAGAAAGATGGTGGGTGTTTCCACCGAGAACGCACGGACAGGGGAACGCGCGGTCTCGCAATGCTTCTGCGGTGACGTATGCGCTTGAAGAACTTGGGTACGACGCCCTCGATTACTGCGAAATGGACTGATAAATAAGGGAAATTTACCTATAGGTATTGACATATTGATCAATATGTGATATGATACATAGTGTGAGGGGGTTCCCTCAAAGAAGGATGTGTCGGTTGTTTGATAGGAGATCGAGAATGAAGAGATTTGAGGTAGGTAAGGAATACAGCGCGAGAAGTAGTTGCGATCACAACTGCGTGTGGAAATTCAAGGTGGTAGCGCGGACGGAGAAAACTGTCACTCTTGTAGGACTGAACAACAACGACGGTGGCGTGAAACGGATCAGCAAAGCCTATTCGGACGGTGGGGAGGCCGTGCTTCCGCTTGGACGGTATTCGATGGCCCCTGTGCTCAGAGCGTAATGGGAGGTGTACGGATGCAAGACACATTCAATAGTGGATACACACAAGCTCTTTTGCACATGCAAGATATTTTCGGGAAGATGGCCGAACAGGGCATCACATTGAACAAAAAGGCCGTGATGACTTATATGTCCTTGGCGATTAAGAACCGTGAGGAATTGCGAGAAACTGGGTTTATTGAAGGGGTCAAGTACAACAAGAAGGACGGGTTTTTCAAATAATGCAAAGAAAAATACCTATGGGTATTGACATATTGAACAAGATGTGATAAAATATAATCGTAGGGGGTATCCTTCGTGGCAATGGTGCCAGAACCAGTTTGGGAGGGCGGATTATGTACGATTGTGTTGTTGACCTTGTGATCGACAAGAAGAACATTGAAGACCTTGACGGCCTGAAAGAGGCACTTTCGGGATACGACAAAAAGCTGATCGCGAATGAATGCTCGGACGACGTAGAGTGGTTCGCGACGCTTGAGGAAGATTTTGAGTATCGTGAGTCTCTTTACGGATGTGAACTGTTGGACTACTATTCGCCGTCGGAGGTTCGGGCGGACGTCGAATGCATCGTCTATGATTATGTTTCCAATATGGAGGACGTAAATCTTGATGTCTTTTCGAGTGACTGTAGGATGTTGAATTTTTTCGAGGAGAACGCGATTTATAACATGGATTAAGGGGGATTTTATGGAACTGGTAAAGTGTAATGTGCCAAATAAACGGGCGAAAAAAGGAACATATACGGGGGTTGTAAAGGAGTTTATGAGTGGGCCTTTTGATATGATGGAGGTAAAGCTTGAGGAAGGCGAAAAGCTGATCAACGCATACAATGGCCTAAAGAAAGCACAGGAACGGTACGACGGCGTGAAGGCGTTTCGGTCAAAAAATCGACTGTATCTTGAGAAGATGTAAGGAGGATTGAAATTGACGAAGACGGAACTGAAGCTTTTGAAATATTTTCTGGCGTTCATCCTTGGGATGGCCACAATGTATTTATGGCTCGCAAGCAACGGGCAGATTGTAGCGCTACTGAAGTGATAGAAGGGGACGAAAACACTTACGACACAAAGGACAAGGAGGAAATCGAATGATCCTTAAAGAGAACGAGTATGTTGAAGGCGTAACAATGGCGCACTGGTGCGTGTATTACCGTACAAGAAGTGGAAGGATTGCCAACATGATTGTTGACGCTGTAACACCTGAAGAGGCAATGGATGTTTGCCAGAAGAGTCGGAGAGGCTTCAAGCGGTTTGAACTTGGGCATGATGGAAAACCGATTGTATCAAGGATGATTTACGCAAACGAGGTGTGCTCGTGACACCGATCATCATAGAAGCGCCTGAGAAGGCCGAAATTTGCCGTTTTAACGGCGTTGTCGAGTCAAGTGTATATGTTGGTGGATTAAGCGGTCTAATGCTCGCTACAGGCGATTTAGAGTGGCGTTATGACAAGGAAGCAAGCAAGATGTGTCTTGTTCCGTACCAGACTTTGACATTAAGCGAGATTTCCGATCAGCTATGCGGAAAGCATAAAAGACCGCTTATCTGGGTGATAGTGGATGAACCGCTTCAGGGGAAGATTTATGAGTATGGGAACCACGGCGATATGTGGGAGCAAGTCGGTGAGCTTTGCGGGTATGCTTAAATGGAACAGTGGCAGAAAGTGAGATTTTATCCGAAGGTATTAAATCGGAGATGGAAGGATCATCCGCATTACGGTGAGTTGTGTACGCTGATCCGAAAAGACAGGACGCACCCGATATGGTATGTATCTTTTGCTGATGGGTCGAAGTGGTACGCGAACGAAAGGGAATTAAAGGAGAATGGCTAAACAATACATCGACAAGAACGAACTGCTGAACGGAATATATTCAGAAAATCCGAAAGATGTAATGCTTTACATTGCGAATTTTCCAACGGTTGAGAGGGGAGAACGGTCGCTTGTTGGATGGGAAGAAAAAGAGGTGTTCCACATTGACGAGGACAAAGTGATTGATGCTTGGCAGAGTTGCCGTTGTCCTGTATGTAAGCGGTATGAGACTAAGCCGTACCTTTATTACTTTTCCGAGTCGAGATATTGCAGTTGGTGTGGAGCGGAGATTAAAGGGAATGGGTGGCAAAATGATACTGATTAACGCCGATAAGCTTAGGCAAGAGATGTACCACAACGCCTTTGAAACCGACACAGAGCTACAAAAGTGGGATGGTGGGTGTTGGATTCGATATAAACTATTTGAAAATATACTTGATGCACAGCCGATAGTAGATGCGCCAGAGCGGAAGAAGGGAAAATGGATTCAGCGAAGTGACATACCGAATGCTTATACATGTTCAAATTGCTATCAGGTAATTTACGCTAAGAACCGAAAGTATCTGGCAGAGTATCATGCGTTTTGTGGAAAGTGTGGACTGGATATGAGGGGGGAGACAGATGATGCTACCTGATGAAATTGCGGTATTCCAGTGCATAGCAAATTGCGAAGTATCGTCCTATACAACGATGTATGCACCAGATCGGGTTATTGTATCAACAGGCGATATTGCGAAGATGTGTTTATGGTCAAAATACCGCACAAAGAAAGCGATTAAAAGGCTTATTGAAAAAGGTCTAATCGAAAGGGCAAGTTGCGGAAATCCTGCGATTGCAAGTTTCGGAGAATACACAGAGTTGGTACGTGAATCTGCGCCACCGACAAACGGATATGCAATCTCGAAGCAAGGTTTCAAAAGTAAAGAGTGGAAAATCATATATGATATGTGGTGTCGGTCAATGGAAGAATGGGCTAATGGAAGGGAAGCAGAGGATGCGGCTAATTGATGCTGATGTATTATTAAATAATACGGACGGATTAGAACACGTTAAGTATTCTCAAGAATACGGACACGTTGTCTTGGTTTGTGACATTGTTTATGCACCGACCGTCGATGCTACGGAAGTGGTGCGTTGTAAGGATTGCATACACGGAATACCAACACGCATTGATACCGTGACAGGGGAGCTTTCAGACGAGCGGTACTGCAACCGTCACCGTATGTGCCATCTCGAGGATTATTACTGCGCGGACGGAGAGCGAAAGGAGACAGAGGATGATTCATTTACGAAGCGAAGGTGAGCGGTTATCTTATGTCGATGGATATATCAACTGCTTTAGACTATTTTGTAAGTATCTGGAAGAGAAAAGCACAGATGATGCAATCGTAAGCATGACCAATGTGGTGAATTTTATAAATGTATATTCCGGAAGAGGAAAGGAGACAGAGGATGAAGAAAAATGACATCGTGCCGATCATCTTATCGCTTGTGTTTCTCGCATTGGTTGTTTGGGCAAGTGTATCAATCAAGTATTGCATCGCACGAAGTGACATGAATCCGTGGATGAAAGCATGGTTACTTTTTGGGAGATGAACATGATGAGAGAGGAGAGCGGATGCCGAGATACATTGATGGGAACGCTTTAAAAGAGGCGTTTTATCAGAAGATGAAGGAACTTTTGAAGTCCACCGATACGCCACAAATCAGCAACGAGGCATTAAGTTTGTTATGCGGGGCATCGTTAATCATAGATGCACCGACTGTTGATGTGGTGGAACGGAAGAGAGGACGGTGGCGTCACTATGAAGGAGAATACTTTTGCGATCAATGCAACGCAGAACTTGATGATATGTCACCGTTTTGCCCAATATGCGGGGCAGATATGAGGGAGAACGGAAAATGATGTTGGTTAATGCGGACTATGAAGAGCCAAATTGCATGTGGTGCATGAATCAAGTCGATTGTGACGGAGAAAATTGCGGCCCGGAAGAAGGGTGGCGAAGATACCATAGAGTTTTAGATGACGAGCATGAGGAGAGCAAAAATGGCTGAGTATCATGTAGGATGTGGAATTGCATCAATCTATGCAGGAACGCTCAATAAGGGTGGAGATCAATGGCTTCATAAAAGCGATGTCAGGGATGAGGCGTTGTCTGCCGTAGCGCAATTTCTGATGGGTAATAAATCAGAGTTTAGATTTAAGGCGTATGACGGAAAGAAGTACAGACTATGCGTTGAGGAAATAGAGGAGAGCGACAATGCCGAGATATGCTAATGTTGATAAGCTGATGAAACATTCGATAAGAATGGACTGGTCAATTTTGAGATGGGTAAACGAGGTTGATATTTGTACCGCCATAAATCCAAATGTAGTTGAGCGGAAGAAAGGGAAGTGGGTAAACGACAGAGGGATTTACAGGTGTTCATCTTGTAATCAGCTTTGGAGTGAATGGTGGGTGGGCGCGAAGCCCATTGAACGCATGAAGAAAGAATGCCCATATTGTCCATTGTGTGGTAGTTACAATGGAGAAGCGACAGAGGATGACATGAGAGAGGTGAGCAACAATGAAGTCTAATGACATTATGCCTCTTATCTGTTTGAGGTGCAAGAAGGATATTCCGCTGACGTTGCGGACATTTGAAGAAATCAGCTACACGCATTATTCCTACTGTGAGGATTGCTTGCGTGAAGGCTTGAAACTGTTAAAAGCGAAAGACAAGGAGAAGGAGATGCCGATCAAACCAGTAGATGAGATTCCGCTGACAGTAGCGGAGCAGAGAGAATCGTACCGAGAGAGAATCCGTCAGGATATCTGCTATGCGATTACAAATCGCATCAGCACGTTCGAGTTCGATGGCGATTACAATTACAAGTATCTTGCGAATTATGCCAGAGAAGAAGCAAGCCATATTTTCAGCCGTAGAATATACCGTGACGCAAGTAGACAGGTAAGAAAAACTCTTGCTGAGAAACTGCAAAGAGAACACGTTTTCCCAGAATCCGAATTTAAGTACAAGAACCGTTACATAAGGATTCGGGAAAAGAAAGGCGAGGATCGGGTTCACGTTTACGGTCAGATAGACTTCGACTTCGGAGAGAAATTCTATGACATCCTGCTTGCTGACACGGAACAGAAGTACAAGGAGATTGCGGAAAGAGAGGCAAGGCGCAATGGCAGATTTGATTGACAGACAGGCAACACTGAAACACATCGAAAAGATACGACAGGACGCGCTGATGATGGATGATTTACACAGGGCAAGCATCATTATGAACGGTATGTATCTGTGCGAGGAAGTGGTGAGGGATCAGCCATCCGCACAGCCACTAACTGCGTATGTTATAAGCGATGAAGACGGAAACATTAAGTGTTCTAATTGCGGTAGCTTCGAGTGTTGGGGCAATTATTGCATGAATTGCGGCGCGAAGATGAGAGGTGAAAAAGATGGATGATTTAATCAGTAGGCAGGTGGCGATTGATGCGCTGAAAGATATGTATCATGCCGCTGAAAAATGGAGGGTAGAAGCATCTGATGATTCGATAAAGGCAAGAGCGGAATATTGCATGGCAAGTATTATTGAAATGAAACTGCGGATTGAGAATATGCCTTCCGCACAGCCGGATGCACGGTTGAATAAAATCGCAGACCTCGTTGATGGAACGATAGACCACTTCGACAGGGATGATGCGATGGACTTGCTTTACCAGATTAAGGAGGTGCTGAAGGATGGATGACCTCATTTCAAGACAAGCGGCGATTGAGGCGATCAACAGCCATTTTGGATTCAACGTCGAGGAAGAGTATGGGAGCGCGGTACAAGAGGTAATTAACGGCTTGCCTCCCGCACAGCCAGAACCGAGGTGGATTCCGGTTGAGGAACACTTACCTGATTTAGGGGTTATTGTGTGGGTTACACTTGTGATATTTGGACGCAATATAGTTACAAAAGGTCAATGGGACGGAGTTAAATGGATATATCCGAAAAGCCGCGCAAAAATTACTCTGAAGGTCACAGCATGGATGCCGATTCAGATTCCGAAGCCGTACGAAAGGAGCGAAGATGGCGAAATGTGAATGTTGTCCGCATGGGAGAGAATACTATGGCAATCGCAAGGTCTGTTGGTTGCTCTCTGACGATGAGATTTTCTTTATCGATGACAGGGTAGTGCCAGATTATCTTTGTCCGTTAGAAGATGAGGACGAAGATAGCCCCCTGTGCGAGCCATACGAAAGGAGCGAAGATGGACAGCGATGAATATATGTACAGGCAAATATGTGCTGACCGCGACGCAGAACTAAGGAAACGTAGAGACAATCCTAAGAAATATCCGTATTTAGCATATTTTCCGTCTGACTATCGCAACATGACTTACCTAACCAAGGAAGAAGCCAAGAGTGCCGTCAAGGATTACCATCTGTATAGCAATGGAAAAGGCGGGTATGAACGATATGGCAGAGAACCGATTTTCATTTTGCCGAGGGAGGAGACAGAGGATGGAGAAAGGAGCGAAGGATGAGTTGGTCAAGTGATTGTGCTGAGTATTGCAAAGAGGTGCGGGAAAGCGTAAGGAACAGAGAGCGAGTTGATAAACATATCCTCGACAGCAACCTGATGATTTTAGAGGTGCTTTCCGCCATCGCCGATATGATGGAAAGGAGCGAAGATGTCTGATAATCTCGGTGTGTTCTTTATTGCTATCTGCTTTTTCATAAGCGGGTTTGCTTTTGGGTGGAAGCTTGGAGAATCGTGGGGAAAAATGGAAGGGGACGAAAATGATTAAATTGAAACCGTGTCCGTTCTGCGGTGGAGAAGCGTGTCTTCAGCGACACGAGTTTGTCGGATATACCGATACATTTGGAGTTGTGTGTCTTGATTGTTGCTGTGAAACGAGGCAATTCTTCGAGACAAAGGAAGAGGCTATCGAAGCATGGAACAGACGGGCGGAAAGGAGTGATGAGGAAGATGACAGCGATGGTGAACCTGATTAACTCGGTGGGCTGTAAATATCTTTTGCCGTGTGGGATTTGTGACAAAACAGGCTCGTTGTGTTCGCAATTGGAAGCGCGGTATACGCCTCCTAACGATATTCCGATGACTTCTGTATATGCCGCACCAGCGTATCCGCTGAATTATGCCTACGAAAGGAGCGAAGATGAAAGAATACATTAAGATTGAAACGGTATTTGAGCGTGACATGGACGGCTCAAAGAAACTAATCGAAGGAAAGTTCAGAGAAGAAGCCGTTGAATTCACGCGAAATCTTCTGTGGGAGTGGACAGAAAAAATCGACGGCACAAACATTGGCGTTGTGTGGGATGGCCATTCCGTCAGTTTTCAGGGGAGGACAGAGCGGGCACAGATTCCTGCTTCGCTTGTCAGCAGGCTCAATGAATTATTCGGTGGGGAGACAAACGAGGAGCTGTTTGAACAGAAATTCGGCAGTATGAAAGTGATCCTTTTCGGTGAGGGGTTCGGGAACAAAATCCAGAAGGTCGGATCGCAGTACATCCCCGACAGTGTGGACTATATCCTTTTCGATGTGTACCTTCCCGATCAGGACTTGTGGCTGAAGCGTGATGCGGTGGAAGACATTGCAAAGGCTTTTGGAATTCGCGTTGTTCCGCTTATATTCCGTGGAACCATTGATGATGCTGTGCGTTTTGTAAAAAGTAAGCCAGTGTCTACGATTGGAACTGCTCCGATGGAAGGTGTAGTCGGAAGGCCACGCGTGGAGCTTAGGGATAGAATGGGCAAACGCCTGATTGTAAAGGTCAAGACAAAAGATTTTATGTAAGGGGTGGAGAATGAATTGGGAAATAATTGGGAAAACGACGATTGCAGTTTTGGGAATACTTTTCGTGATTTTCGTACTAATCGGGATAGTATCGTTCTGGATGTCTGTAGCGGACTGGAAGGACTTTATGGAGTACAAACTCAGGGAAATTCAAAAGGAGCTTGACCGAATTAAAGCTGTCCGTGAAGACGAAGAAAAAAAGAGTGAGGGTCGTGAAGAGTAATGCTTTGATTTGTTCCAAAAAGGAAAGCGAAAGGGGCGAAGATGCCAACGATCAAATTGAATAGCGATAGGATGAGATTTATCTCAGAAGAAATGGCGGAGATCGAGAATATACAAGAGCGACTTGATAAGATCGAGAGCGCACTAAATTTGGTTCGGTGTAAAGACTGTAAGCACCGACCAACGGGGACAGGCGCAAATCATGACTTGGAATTTCCTGATGACAAATGTCCGTGCCAGTGTGCCGGAGACTATTGGTATTCGTGGATGCCTGACGACAACTGGTTTTGCGCAAACGCGGAAAGGAGCGAAGATGGGAGCAAAACAGATTGAGTTCATTTCACCGATCATAGCAAGTGGCTATTCGAAAATGAACCCGGAAATTGTCGCTTATGCTGAAAGAGTCAGCATCTTGGTCAGGTGTAAAGACTGCAAATACTTATCAAAAGACGAGATAGCACCCGAGTTTTACAGAATATGCAAACGGTACGGTGTAGGTAAGCCGGATAATGGATTTTGCGATGAGGCAGAAAGGAGCGAAGATGCCTGAATACATCATAACGGAACATCCCGATTTTTCCTACGAAGAGCCGAAACCGCACAAGTTGATCAGATGCCGAGACTGCAAATACACAAGGTCTGACGAGTTTCTTTTTGGCGAGAATTATTGCACCGAATTGGGCAGAAAGGTCAGAGAAGATAATTATTGCTCTTGGGGAACGAGGAAAGAGGTGGAAGATGAGTGATATGGTACAATGCGATTCGTGTAAAAAGATGTTTTACACAGACAGTAGGACAGAAAAAGGAGCGTATGTTCTGGTGAAGATTGACGATCCGTTATACGGATACTCATGCGTACATCTTTGCCGTAAATGCTATCGAACAAAGTTCCCGTTTATGCTTGAAGAAGGTGAGGAGGTTGAAGATGAGCCGTAATGGGTGGAGCTTGAACCATGATGTAACTCATTGCGCCGATTGGAAACACGACTGTCCGCGAAGTTGTGATCTGTACAAATTATCATGGGATTTATTGACACGCTTTGACTTAGTTTGTGTTCCGATTTCATACGCGCATTTCAAAGGGACGGACATTTGTAAGTTGAAGAAGAAAGGAGTGGAAGGTGTTTAGAAATGTATTTGCGGCTGACGAGGTGGCTGACATTGTAATGAGGGTGATTGGGGAGATCGAACCGACAGGGGAATCAAACGTAGATGATGTTAGGTATACAAATTTGATGGTTGTTTATGATACGCTCGACTGTTTGATCGATGAGATGATTGATGTTGCAAAATGTAAGGATAAAGCCGAATGGACAATGCATAGAGCCGGGAAAGAAGCGATGGAGTGGATCAAAGAAAAGCACAAGCAGTTTTCCACACTCATTGAGGAGATGGGGGAATGCGAGGACAATGAGGGGGCAAGGCGGAAGATGAATGAAACTTGTGTAGAATGCGCTGATGATGGAAACAACATCGAGTGGAAAGACGGACAGTTAATCTACAAGTGTGATTCGTGTCCGTGGAAAGAGGTGGAAGATGAAAGTAACTTGTGAAATCCAAGATTATTCTCAACCAGCGAAGCCTTCGATCAGAGTGCATAGTGACTGGTACGGTGGCGATCATGTTGAACTTGAAGTAGATGGCAACCGATATACGGTTGACGGAGAAGAACTGATTTCGGCAATTAAGCGATGTATGCTGAATGCGTTAGGGAAATGAGGTGGAAGATGAGTGAATACCCTGTCCGTGAATACATTGTCCGTGAAACATGCTATCCGGTAGCGGGCGTAAAACAGGAAGTGGTCTGCGAAATCGTCAGATGTCGGAACTGCAAGTACAGACGCTCAGACGATTTCTGTGCGGGTCGAGGTTATCCGGAACAGCTCGTCCCTGATGACGGCTACTGCGATAAGGGCAAGCGGAGAGAGGTGGAAGATGGACGATGAGGAAAAGCAATTCGCTCAGATGATGGCGAGCATTGCCGACGTTGGCATCGAGCAAATCCTTCCGCATGAAGTTTGCGAAGTGATCTGCGTCAAGTGCGGCAAGCGGTGGATTTCAGTGCATTCCGAAAGGACTTTGCTGAAAGAACTGGAATGTCCGAACTGCGGAACTGGTGGCGTAATCAAGACAGGGCAGACATTATTCGAAGACGATGAGGAAGATGATTAAGGAGGGGAGAGATGGATAAGTTCGTAAAAAAGTTGGAGCGTGAAATCGGCTACAAAGGATGCCGGAATTGTGAGTTCCAGATCGATTTCCTTAGAACTTGCGAATGGATGGAGCATGGCGGCGATGGCGTTCTGCATCTGATATGTCCACGATGGAAGAAGAGAGAGGCTGAATATGGAAGCAAGAGCGATTGATGTATGGCGGAACTGCAATGATTTTTATAACGGAGAACAGTTTGAGGAAACTTATACGGAGGGGGATGATCGAATGAAAGACCCAGTTAATTGTTGGTGTGGAGGAAAACGGCAATTGCTAAAAGTCAATTGCAATGGCGAAGATAAGTACATGCTTTACTGCGAGGGATGTGGAACTGTAGTTGGGTTGTATCTGGCCGATAATGGGAAAGGAATTTTCACTCATGTAAACACCGAAAAAATGGTTGCAACTGGCGAAGAGGTTATAGAAAGATGGAATAAACTGAGAGGAGAAAAGATGTCTACAGATGTCATTTGCGCTTCAAAAATTGAAGGTTGTACTTTTTTAGGAATGAAATGGCGGGACTGGAAGAAGAAAATTAAACGAGTGATTTTTAATGGTACGGCAACGATTATTCTCTGGGAGTCTGGGGAAAAGACGGTTGTCAAGTGCGGACGAAATGAGATTTATGACCCCGAAAAGGGTCTTGCAATGGCGCTGTGCAAGTATGTACTCGGCAATAAGAGTAACTTCAACCAGTTTTTCAAGGCGTTCTTATAAGGTGCCCGTATTATGGTAAGCGTAAAGAAGAAAAAACAGATGACGAGGGCGGAAGCCGCGAATGTCCTGAGTAAGGTGATCCGCGCTTATACGGAAGAGGCAGAACAGGCATTTTCAATTGCTATTCGTAGCCTTGATGCGTGGGACGATCTCGGATATGAACTTGATTGTATGCTCGAAGCTGATACTGCAATGGAGGAAGAGACACAGGAACAGTATTATAGCGGGTGCGTCGGTACCGAACGGGCTATATCTGAGCTTGTGGGTGATATGATTGAAAGGATCGAGAGTGGGGATGAGTGAATGGGTAGACTGTAAGCACTTATTTTCAAACGGAACTGAATTCGAGTGGTTTCTTGATACACAGTGCTTCAACGGATGTAAGCTTTTCCGAAACGGAAAGTGTCGGATATACAATGCGATATGCTATGCCATGATTGACAAGAACAAGTTTCCTTATGATGATCTTTTGGAAAACGCCAAATGGTATGCCGGAATGAAGTGCAAGAGCTATACTACAGAGGCGCATCGCTCGCACACGAGAAGGCCGATTAGGGGGCAGATTGCATTAGAGCTCGGGGGAAATACCTAATCGTAAATAGCGAGGGTTTAAGGCCTGTTTTTGAACGCTTAGAGGGGACTTTGGTTCCCTCTAAAAATATGCCCTTAAAATTGGTGCTTGACATATTGACCAATATATGGTATAATATAAGAGTGGGGATGGTACCCCCAAAAAATCAGGGAGGTTCTTATATGGGGAAAAGGTATGCTTATTATCAGCCTAACAAGAAGGATATCAAAGACGAGGTGGGTGACTGCCAGATACGTGCGCTGTGCAAGGCGCTTGGTTTAACATGGGTTGAGGCCTTTGACTTGACGGTACCAATTTGTAGAGAGCTACAGACATATACAATATTCGGTGGCGATCTTAAAAGAACGCGTGGCGCGATGGAGACGCTTGGGTTCAAGTACACGGGCATTTCCAACAAGAAGGGGTCGAAAAGGCCAACGGTCGAAGAGTTCGCAAAAGCGCATCCTACTGGAACATACATTGCGAGCGTTGCACATCACGTTGTGGCGGTGGTGGATGGAAAATACTATGACACATGGGACTGTGGGTACAAATCGCTGTACGGGTTCTATGAGAAGACTGAGGGGCGTTGACCCCTCTTTTTTTATTTGAACATCAAAGGTGAAATATTTTTGCAAAACATATTGACATATTGACCAATATGTGATAAAATACATGATGTGGGGAGATGGTTCCCCGAGGCATCAATCAAGGGAGGTATAAAGGATATGATGGTTAATGTTTTGACTGGTGAGGCTATTCGGGAAGAGGACGTTATGAACCGTACTATCAGCGCGTCTGATCTGATCAATTATCTTCGTGGGATGATGGATGACTTTATGATGAGTAAGGAGCGCTACGGGATGGATGACAGGGAGACCAGAAGAATGCTTGACGAAATGATCGTCTGCAAGGAGATGGTCGAGCGACTGATCGATTATCCTGTCAATCTTCGGAAAGACGGGACGGTAACAATCGGATTCTAATCTTGGGGCGTTGTGACAACGATGACTGCTAAACATACGGAGGTAGACGCTATGACAACTGTTGAGAAAATCGAAAAAGAGCTCGTCGACCGTTTCATGGAAAACGGGTTCAAGGCCGTAACGATGACAATGGAATGCAACGGGGATCGAGTGACGATCACGCCTTGCGGGTATAAGGATATCACTTCCATTGATGATGTTGAGTTCTTCCTTATGGACAGTGGAAAAGTGAATTTCTGTGGGGGCGAAAGCCTTACTTATGTCGCCAAATGTATCAGCGAATATGAGGATCGCTTGGCCGAGGATGCAAGAGCGGTCGAGTCGCTTAAGAAATACATTCGGGAGCACGGGGAGAGAAGCAACTGGGATGTTGTGTCTGATTGGCATAAGGACATTTTCGGACATCGTCCTCACGTCTCCACGGAGCAGATTATTCGATGGGCTAACGGCGGTTCTTCTATGAGCGCTCGGTACGCATAAAAGAGCATTGGGGGGAGTATGATCTATAGAATTGGTTGGGAAAAAGACGGACGGTGGCGTTACATTACGGTGGGCTCCAAAGAGGAGATGATCGCCGAGGTGGCCGACAAGACAACACTAAGCGACAAGGTTAGCATTCGGGCAATTAAGCGCCTGAAGTTGGAAAAAGAGGAGGAGGAGTGAGTATATGGGGTATTGGGTAGCGAGAGGAAAATACGCCGATGGAACGACTGTGGAAAAACGGTTCCGATACCAAGAGGACGGGGACGCGAACCTTGAAGCGGAACGGCAATACGAGCTTGAAGCGTGGTTGATCGAACGGGACAAAGAGTGTACATGGTACAGCGTTGAATACGAGGCGTAATAAGGGGCGGTGAGCCCCTTTTCTATTGATTGTTTCAAGAAACTATTGACATATTGAACAAGATGTGATAAAATACAATTGTAGGGGGACGGGTTCCCACGAGAGACAGGAATAAGCATCAGATTCGCCAAGTAATGGGGGAGGTTATGGTAGAAAAGGTACTGGCAACATACAAAAGAGAGTCGACATTGTGGCCTCGCGCGAATGCGTTTTACGTTGCACAAGACTGGACAAAAATGGAGTGCATTGTGTATGACTATTCCGAGGAGATCGGGCGTATCCGTGAGGCCCAGTTGCGATACTTTCGAGATGGCGTTGATGTTACAGATGAGGAGATCGAGATGGCTTACGGACGCCCTTATGTGGTTCGGCTAACAAACAAACGGGAGACGAATTCCAGAGGGTGGAGCTTCAGAACGAAGAAAGAAGCAAACGATTTCTGGAAAAGCATCATGAACCATAAGGTTCTTCGCGGATGGGTTAAGGCATGAGGAGGGCATAATGAACAAGGCGAGATACATCGGGTCTACGAGAGACAGAAATCCTCGGGAGGCGTGGAAGCATACGGAATTGTGGTACGAATACAGGGGGCATACATACTGCGTGGAGAAGGACAATAACGGATACATGGGGGCGCCGTTAAGGGTTCAGCATGAAGAAGAACAGCGCAAAATAGACGAGTTAATTGCGCATGAAAACGATCCTCGCCCCGTCCAGAAGTATGAGGGCTCCGCTCAGGAAGGGTTCGATATGTTTTGGGAGTTCGTAAACGGAAAAGAAAAATAAGTATTGACATATTGAACAATATATGATACAATACACATGTAGGGAGTTCCTACGGTGGCAATGGTGCCCAATGTGAAAGGAAGGTAGAAATGAGATACGCGATCTTTGAAGGAAATCTTGAACGGCTTCGGAAGAAAATGACTCGTATTCGTAATAAATGTGCGAAGTATGGTTGTGATTTCCGATACGAGGAAGTCGGGGAAGAATATCGAGAGGTTACGGACGACAACGGAAACACCGTGAACGCGCGGTTTATTCTGGTAGAGGCGGAAGGCCACTCGGTGATCAACGGTTGGCGGTTTGTGGCGTCTCTTGATCACACTGAAAAAGGGAACATCATCTCTCGCGCAACAGACATAGAGGTTCCTGAGAGATATTACTGTGGTGACCCCAAGTGTGAGCACTGCGGAAATAAGCGGGTTCGTCACACGTACATTGTACGAAACGACGAGACTGGTGAGTTCAAGCAAGTCGGTCGAAATTGCCTTTGCGATTACACGCATGGTATGAGTGCCGAGGGCGTTGCGATGTATATGAACGGTATTGACGAGCTGATTAGTGGCGAGGCTACTGTTGGTTGCTCAATCACTCGGTATTACGGAACGAAGGAATATCTTCGATACGTTGCTGAGACGATCCGTCACTTCGGATATGTCAAGAGCGGTTCTTGGACGCGAGCGACTGCGGATAGAGCCGAAAGCTATTATGGCGTGGATCACGGTTGGCGCTTCTATGGTGATCTTCGGGAAGAGTACAAAAACGAGATGGCTGAATGTGGGTTCAATGCCGAGAGCGACGAGGCCGTGAAGACGGTTGAGGATGCAATTGCTTGGCTGAACGAACAGCCTGAGAACAACAACTATATGCACAATCTTAAAACGGCGGTGTCTCTGGAAATGATTAGTGCAGGTCACTTCGGGATTCTTGCGTCTCTGTTCCCGACGTACGACAGGGAGCTTGAGCGCGAAGCAACGCGTCGGAAAGAAGCCGAAAAAGGTGCTCTTTCGAACTGGGTCGGGGAGGTTGGTAAGCGCGTCGCGTTTGACATCTCTGAAACTCGTCTGATCACTTCTTGGGAGACGATGTATGGAACGACCTACGTGTGGAAGATACTGGACAAGGACGGGAATGTCTTCACTTGGAAAACCTCGCGAGGGATTCCTGATAGTGGAAAGATGGTTGGTACGGTTAAGGAGCATAAAGAGTTCCGTGGCGTGAAACAGACGGAGCTTACACGTTGTCGGATTGCGTGATGGAGGTAATATGACGAAAAGACAGATGGAAGAGCTGATGCACATTTTGGATGACTGTATTGCGTTGCACAATGATCTTATGTACACGGACGGATGTAGACGTGAGGAGAAATTGATGGACACTATTACTGGTAAAGTATATAACTTGGTGTGTTCGGCAAAGGTTGCAGACGAAATCCAGTGTGATTAGACAGTAAATTTACACGTTATTGAAATGGTTAATGAGCACAAGGAATACCGTGTGGTTAAGCAGACTGATCTCACGCGGTGTAAGGTTGGATGACGGAGGGCGGTTGCCCTCCGATGGGGCGCGGTTCCAGAAGGAAAATGTGAGGGAGATGGTGAGATGATTAAAAAGATGACATACCGAAATTTCATGATCGTTATGAACAAGATCATTCGTAAGGGCTACGACGCGGATGAGGCCGAACGGATGACGCGAAACATATTTGCACAGCGCGAGGCTTGCCCAGAGGGACTTAGTGTGGAGCGCATGGTGGAAATGATAGTGGACAAGGGGGGAAGATGAAAGAACTGTATCCGTTTGCGGAGGATGTGAAGCGTGGGGAGTACACTAAGTTGTCCTTCCCGTCTGGCGCGGAAGAAGAGCCTGATTTTATCGGCGGAAAGCCAAATTATGATAAGTTCGACAAGTGGGGCGTCGAAGAAACGCTTGTGTGGCTGAACATAGACTGATAAGGGGCACAAATTGGTTTGAATGGCGAAGGTTGCAGACGAAATTCGACGGGAATAGACCGTGAATTTACACGTTATTGGAATTCGTGGGAAGCCACGTGTTCCAAAATGTATGACAAAATCGCTGTGAGGCGCGAAAAACGGCGTTTTTACGGCCTGAGTAACGAAAGACGAATATTTTACCGAGCGAAGGCTTAGGATTAAAATAAAGCCCCTTTGAGCGCGTCAAGGGGCTTTATATATGAAATGCAATGTAAGCGAGTTTTTGAAAACTACAGACTCGACTTTCCCGTCTTTGGCGACGATATGATCAATGATCGCGTTCACAAAGTCTTTAGGGATAGTGGGGTTAATTGTTTTGACAAACTTCACATAATCAATTCCGTTGCTAAGCATATCAGACATCGCCGACAGGGACTCTGCTAAGCGTTCATTGGTCGGCGGTTCTTTTATGTGCTTAAGTTGGGATTCGATCTTTTCTATTTCCTTCTGGATCGCTTCGCGCTCGATTATATACTGGGCTTCTGGCATTGCGGATGATCCGTACAGATATAGCGAGTGCAATCTTTCAAGCGCGGTCTCTTGTTTTCTCTTTTGCTCGACAAGAGCATTTCGTTCATCGTGCACACCCGTGAGGATGGATGGCGAGTATTCCCTCTTCTTGAGGTTCGCTTTCAGCATCTTTGATATTGCCACAACGTCTTCATCTGGGATATCGTCCGCGATCATAACTTCGTGGAAGCTGTCGTAGAGAAGCTTGGTTTTTACATAAGCGATAGTGGCGTTCTTGGGTATAGACGAGCGTAACCTAAGCGCGTTGCCAACAAGGGTAAATATGAACGGGACAAGAGTGGAGTCCATAATGCTCTTGTTCTGGCAAGACCCGACGGCGTTACGCCTCCTTGCGCAAATATAAGCGCATGGCCTTATTCCTGTCTTACGCCTTACATGATCCGTGTGTGCGCTTGCGTTATCCCCACAGTAATAACAGCGTATCAACCCCGCAAAGATATTTACATATTTCGACGTGTAGGTGTCCCCGAGCTTATGAGCGCCGCGTCTGTTATTATCAAGCATTTCTTGTACTGCGTTGAATGTCTCTGGGGAGACAATTGGTTCGTGGTGATCCTCGATTATTATCCATTGCTCTTTTGGCTTAATTTTTGACTTTTCAAGGTCGGACACGTTGTACCGCATTGTACCGATGTACGTTGGACTCCTTAAAATGGCGCGTACTGTTTGGGCGCACCAAGTCGCTCCGCGTTTGCTCACGCCTTCGTTGTTTAGCATTTTGGAAATGCTGTGGGTTGACTCCCCTGAGAGATATAGCTTGTATATCCGTTCCACCGTGGGGCGTTCTTCCTCGTTGACGACAATTGTTGTTCCGTCCCTCGTGTATCCGAAGGGAGGGGTTCCTCCGTTGTACTTTCCCTCTGATGCGCGAGACAGCATTACCGCCGCGACTCGTTCGCCGATCATCTTCCGTTCAAGCTCAGCAAACACAAGGATGATTTTCAACATGGCTTCGCCGATGGCGGTAGACGTATCAAACTGCTCGTGTTTAGACACGAAAGTCACGCCGAGCTTTTTAAGCTCAGCGTACATTTCTGCAAAGTCGAGAAGATTTCGGCTGATCCTGTCAATTTTCCACACAAGCATGTGGGAAAACTCATGTTGTCGGACTCTCGACATCATCTGTTGGAACGATGGCCTGTCCGTGTTTTTCGCCGAGTACCCCGCGTCTTCAAATATTTCATAGTCGTTGATCCCAAGGACATACTCGGAATACGCCGAAAGCTCCCTCCGTTGCACTGGAAGCGACTCTCGGTCTACTTGATATTGCGTTGATACGCGGACATAAATTGCTACTTTATTGGCCATGATAATTCAGGACACGCATTAGCCTGTACACTGCTAAGATGATCGGGTCACAATCCTCGCTTTCGAGTGGGATTGGAACAATCCCGTTTTCCTCCCCGACATCGGTAAAGAAATCTTCTGCCTCGAATGGAAGGTGCCCGTGAATAGATAAAAACTTTCTGATACCTTCAGGGTTTGTTGTGCAACCGCTTTCACGGAACACAAGAAGAGGGCACGACTCATTGTCAAGACGGAATGAAAAGACAATGGCGTCATCCGTTTCACTGGTCTCTATACCAGTAATAGCGTCGAGCGTGAATAAGTATTCGATAAGGACATCTTCGTCGTATCCATGTTCCGACATGCGACGACAATAACCAGTATCCCCAGAGATCATGCTTTTGTCTCCTTTTGGACGTCATATTTTGATAAGATCGCCATTATCGCTTCTTTATCCTCTTTGTACGCCCTTCTGAAAAGTTCCACGAGCTCTTCTTCTTTCACGGCATAGTCTTCGATCCCGATCAGCCAGTTCATACTCACGCCGAAGAAGACAGATAGCTTAGCGAGGGTCTTAACGTCTGGGTGCTTGATGCCTGTGTTGTAGCGGTAAAACGTGTTGGGCGGTACTTTGCATGCTTTTGTTAGGTCTGGGTATCCTAAACTACGCGCGTAAGATAAAAGCCTTACCCGTTCATTGAACCTGTGAAAGTCTTTATTTTCGAGCTCGATCAGCACTTGCTCGTTGTTTACTAATATGTCCATTTTGTCTCCTTTCATTTTTTCTTCCTATTATATAATAATTTGTTTACAAAATCAACAAAATGTTTACCGCAAGGTATAAAATATATTCAAAAGTAAACATAAAGTACAAATTTAGCCGTTGACAAATACCTATAGGTATGCTATACTCTTCGCATAGGGGGATTTGCATGAGATACGAGTTAAAAGCACTGCGAACGTTGTTCGGCTATACACAAGAAGACATGGCAAGCAAGCTCGGAATAACGAAGCAATCTTATTCGCTCAAAGAGCGAGGAATGCGTAGTTTTGACGACGGGGAAAAGCTGATGCTTGTCGGGCTTTTTGGACTTTCGCTGAAACAGTTCAATACAATATTTTACCGTGGAGCGTTACCTTATGGTGGGGATGCCGATTGATATTTCGATATTTGTAGAGCCGATAGAAGAATCGGAGAGGGGTAAAGATGGAGAATCTGAGGGAGCTTGAATTTGAGGAAGTGGGGCATATCTATACGCTTAACGGTGTACAAATTCCGTCTGTAAGCAAAATCATCGAACCGATAACCACAAAGGGATATCAGCATATCAGCGCAGTGGTTTTGCAGAACGCGGCGGATAAGGGAACTGCTGTGCACAATGCGATTGAGCTGTTCAACAAGTACGGGATCATGGATATTGAACCGACTCTTTCTGGATACACGGGCGCGTATGAAGATTGGTTTGCCTTAAGGGCGCCAAAGGTTGAAGCGTGCGAATATCGTTTTTACCACAAGATCATGCGTTACGCGGGGACGGCGGATTTGATCGCGACGGTCGGGGACGAAACGTGGCTTGTCGATTATAAAACGAGCTATACGGTGATCGATAAGAATTATCGCTTGCAACTGGAAGCATATGCGCAAGCGCTTGCCACGCAAGGTATTTCGATTGACAAAAAAATAATCTTGCATTTATCAAAAGATCGGAAGTACAAGGAGATTGTGTATCCGACAAAAGATGCCGAGGCGTGGAGGGCTTTCGGCGCGTGCAAGACGATTTACGACTATTCAAATTAACTGTTGACATATTGCACAATATGTTGTAAAATACAGTGTGAAAGGGGGGGACTTGCTATGGAGCAGATCGAAAAACAGGAGGTGCTGAAAGAGATTTCGGCGGTGGAACAGATGGCGTCGGCAATCGAGGTTCATAACGATGAACAATACAAAACAGCTGGCGAGTTTCTGAAGGATTTGAAGCGTAGGCAGAAGGAAATCGAGAAAAAGATTGAGCCGTTCTGGCGTAAGTCGTACGAGGCCTACAAGGAGGTCAATGCATTTAAGTCCGAAGCGCTTAATCCGTTCAAGGAGGCGGAGAAAACCACAAAGGACAAAATGGCGTCCTACATGATGGAGGTTGAGCGTAGAAAGAGAGAGGAAGAGGCGAGGATTAGAGAGCTTGCCAAGGCCGAAATGGAAGCCAAGATGCGCGAGGCGGAGGAAGCTTCCCTGATCGGTGACGATGAGGGGGCGGAAATTGCGAGAGCGGAGGCGTCGGTGATGGAAAGCGCGATGTCTACAACAGTCGAAGTTGCAAAGCCAACTGTTGGTGGCGTTGGCCAGAGGAAAGACTGGGAAATCGTTTCAATCGATCCCGAGGCGGTTCCGATATCGGTCGCGGGGGTTGAAATTCGCCCAGTTGATGAAAAGGCCGTTATCGCGCTGATCCGAGGGACTAAAGGAAAGGTGTCTATACCGGGGGTTCGGTATCGTGAAAAAGTCACGGTGACTGTAAGAGTATAAGGGAGGAAACACAAATGGCTGATGCGTTCAATACTTTGCGAGCTGTTAATGTGAACGGTCATACCGAGGAAAGAAATGGGCTTACCTATCTTTCGTGGGCGTGGGCGTGGGATGAAGCTATTAAGCGTTATCCAGATGCGACATACGAGGTATGGAAGGATGAAAACCACCGCCCGTATGTTTTTGATCCATTGACGGGGTATATGGTATTCACGACCGTAACCATAGACGGCGTGACAAGGGAGATGTGGCTTCCTGTTATGGACAGTGCGAATAACGCAATGAAGGCGGAGCCGTATTCGTACAAGGTTGCCAACAAGAACTTTAAGTACGCCAAAAAAGCCGAGGACGGGCGCTTTTACGACAGATACGGAAACGTCCAGACGGAGTACATTGAAAAACACGTAGACTCTGCGACAATGTTTGACATTAACAAAACGATCATGCGGTGTCTGACGAAAAATTTAGCGATGTTTGGGCTTGGCCTATACATTTACGCGGGCACTGATCTTCCTGAAATCGTTCAGGCGGAGAATGCAAATGTCGTGGAGGGGCCGAGCGGAGACGTTGTGGTAAAGGATGAACGCCCAAATAAAAGCGATAATATCGCAAGCGTGGAGACAATCTCGCAGAGTCAAGTTGACTCCATAATTGCGATACTTAGAGATCGATTTGACAACAACGCTGACAGAAATAACGCGTTTGTACGTCTTAGGGACAAATATGGAATTCCAAACCTGAAAGCCCTGATGCTGAGTAAATACGAGGAAGCTGTTGAGCTTGCCAAGGTTATTTAATACTGGTGGGGCGGTTTATCCGCCCCAGACATGTAGGCGTTGCCATGCGAGAGGGGGGCAGAAATGGCAGACGTAAAGTGGATTAAATTGATGACCGATGTGTTCGATAATCGTAAGATACGGCAGATCGAATGCATGCCGAACGGTGATACGCTGATAGTGATATGGTTTAAGCTGTTGGCTTTAGCGGGGCAGATAAATGACGGTGGTCTTGTGTATTTCACGAAAGACATAGCGTATACCGATCAACTGCTTTCCGCCCAGTTCAATAGGCCAATATCAACAGTCCAGATGGCCCTCAGTCTTTTCGAGAAATTTGAGATGATTGAGATAGTGGACTCGTTGATCATGGTTTCTAACTGGGAGAAATACCAGAACACGGCGAGCCTTGAAAGGGTTCGGGAGCAGACAAGGAAACGCGTTAGCGAATACAGGAAACGGAAAAAGGAGGCCATCTTAGAAGATGTAACGGAAAATGTAACGTTACGTAACGGTACAGATAAAGAAGAAGATATAGAGAATAAGAATAATAATAATATATGCGCAACGCAAGTGCGCAAAAGCGATGATTGCGCAACAGAAGAGTGCGCAAATGCGCAAGACGCATCATGCGCAAAAGAAAAAAGCGCAAGTTACTCTGACCGTTTTGAGGAGGTGTGGAGGCTCTATCCAAGGAAGAAGGATAAGGGAAGGGCCTATAAGGCGTATAAAGCACGAATATCAAGCGGTTGGAGTGACGACGAGTTAGAGAAAGCGGTGAGGGCGTACGCCGACGAGTGCAGAAAAGCACACACGCCAGAAAAGTATATTAAACATCCGTCGACATTCTTTTCTGCGGATACGCCATTCACGGACTACTTAAAAAATGACGTACCAACGGACACGTGGGGTTTTGACGAGGATGATCCATATGGAATTAAGGGGGAAAAATGAACTTAGTTGTTTTATGCGGAAGGTTAACTAAAGACCCAGAGGTAAGGTATACACAGGGCGGAATGGCGATTGCAAGGTATACTCTCGCCGTAGACCGTAGGACAAAAAGAAATGAGGGCGAACAGAGTGCCGACTTCATTTCGTGTACTGCGTTTGATAAAGGGGCAGAGTTCGCGGAGAAATTCCTTTCCAAGGGGACAAAGATAATGGTCACTGGTCGGATACAGACGGGAAGTTATACCGACAACGAGGGAAGGAAAGTATATACAACGGACGTTATCGTAAACAACCACGAGTTTTGCGAGTCAAAAGGAACTGGTTCGTTGACGGAGGACGAATTGGAAGACCGCAGACGCAAGAATGGGATGAAGAACGTCAAAGACAATGACGGCTTCATGCCGATCCCAGACAATGTTGACGATGATGGGCTTCCGTTCCAATAAAGCAAAGGGGTAGAAAATGAACGACGTTGCGGGCGCAATTGGCGGAATTGTGGAAAAAGGATATCAGAACATGGTTCATAGAGAAGGCGATGAGGTAAGAGAGGACGGACTGCTTTACTGTGGGGTCTGTGGGCGCAAAAAAGAACGCTTTGTGACGTTTTTCAATAAGAAGACGATAAAGGTACCGTGCTCGTGCCAATGCGATGAAATCGCCTATTATGAAGCACAGAAGGCCAGTGAAGAGGAAGCGCGGAAAAACATGGTTCGCCGAATGAAGCTGTCTTCGATGATTGACGTCAAATACAATGACGCAACATTTGACAAGTTCGAGGTCAACGACGATAACTTGCAGATTTTGAAGTATTGCAAAAGGTACGTCGAAGCGTTTCCAATTTTCAAAGAGAAGAACCAAGGACTTTTGTTTTACGGTGATGTGGGGACTGGTAAGAGCTTCGCGAGTGCGTGCATTGCCAACGAACTTATGGAAAGAGGGACGACGGTGCTAATGACATCGTTCGCGAGGATTTTAAGCATCGTAAGGCAAGGCTCCGAGGAAGAGCGGAACATTCTCAATCAGATAACAAGTTCAAGCCTTGTGATATTCGACGACTTCGGGGCGGAGCGAGATACCGAGTACGCGATGGAAAAGATTTTTGACATCCTTGATCAAAGGTATCGTTCGAAGCTTCCGATGATTATCACGACGAACATTAGCTTCGCCGAGATGAAAAACGAACAGGACATGAGGTATCGGAGACTGTACGACAGAATATTTGAGGTTTGCTATCCGATTGAGTTCAAGCTGTCTGGGAAGAGTTGGCGAAAAATAAAAGCGAACGACAGATTTGCGGAAATGAGAGATTTATTAAAAGGTGAGGGTTGAGTTCACAATTATGGGGACGCCGAGGGGCAAGGGTAGGCCAAGGTTCACAAATGTGGGGAATGTGGTTAGGGCATACACGCCTAAGCCGACGGCGACCTACGAAAACTTGATCGCCGTAGAGTACGAGCGACAATGTGGGGATAAGTATTTTGATAGAGACAGGGCCTTGAGAATGGAGATCACGGGCTATCTGGATATCCCAACGAGCGCGAGCAAAAAGAAAAAGGCAATGATGGCCTCTGGGAAGATACGCCCACTAAAGAAGGTCGACAGTAGCAACTTGATGAAGGTCGTTGAGGATGCGCTGAACGGGGTCGCGTATCACGATGATGTACAAATTGTCGAGTCGGTGATAAATCGATACTACGGTGAGGTACCGAGAGTCGAAATAATGATTGAGGATGTGTATGAAGAGCCCTGTTGACACAACAAAAGGTCGGATTGTTGATATTAGTCCAACTGGCGAACTGACAATTAAGGCGCACTGCGACGACTTTGGGACACTGATAAAACGCGGGTACAAAGAGTGTACGGTGATGTTTAAGGACTCAAGATCGCTGTCGGACAAACAACGGAGATCGTGCTACGCGTTGCTCAGGGCAATATCAGACTATACTGGTATGGGACTTGACCCGACCAAGGAGTTCATGAAGCTCAAGTTCATTTCCGAGGATTTGCAGATGCAAATGGAGATGTTCAGTCTTAGTGATGCGAGCATGTCGTTGGTTGCGTCGTTCCAGAGGTTCCTCGTTCGGTTTATAATCGACTGGGAAATCCCGTGCGATTTTTCTCTACTGGACTATGTTGACGATATCGGGGACTATTTATATGCTTGCACGGCATCACATCGGTGTTGTGTTTGTGGACGGCATGCGGATATCTTCCCGATTGGGCGACTGGCCGTCGGCGAAAAGGTTCTTCCGCTATGTGGAGCCCACATGGAGGAAGCTGAAAATTCGTTTGACAAATTCAAGGAAATGTATCATATTAACGATGGGATTACTTTAGACAAGCATTTAAGTAAAGAGTATGGGATTAAAAGTATGATGGAAAGGATGGAAGAATGCTGAATATTGTGATTTTACAGGGAAAGCTCTTGAAGGATGTACGCGCGACTAACACATCCGACGGGACGCCGATTGCGACATTTACGATTGTCAATACCCGCGAGGCAAGGGACAAGAATGGTGGGAGAGTGTCCGATTTTATTGATATTGTAGCATGGAAAGACCTTGCAACATTTATCTCGGACAATTTCGTCAAGGGTGACAGGATCGTAATTGTAGGGCGGCTACAAAGACGTTTGCATATTACGCAAGACGGTGAAAGGATCAAGCAGATCGAAGTGGTTGCTGAAAAGGCGTATTTTTCTGGGAAATCGAACGAGTTTCCATTTGGGATGATGAGCGAGGAAGAATAATGGTAACGGTCGCTGAGGTAAAAGACAGCTTAACACGGTACAGAAGGCTTGTCCGAAAGTTAAATAATCAGAACCAACGGTTAAAGGTCGTGATGACGAAGTTGTATACGGTTGGTTCTCCGACATTATCGGACATGCCTAAAAATCCGTCTCCGTCCAATGATTATGAAACCGACTTGTTGGATAGAAAACAACACATAGAACACATGATTAGCGTCTTGGAACCTGAACGGAAGCAAAAAAGCGAGATGTTTGAGGAAAAGATCGGTATGATCGACAATCCAGACGAACAGGCAGTATTGCAAATCCGATATCTGGACTGCGAAAAGTGGGATACTGTGAACAGGATGCTGTTCGGCGAAGAAGAGGATTTCTTTGATCGAACAGACTCCTATATGAGACGGACACAATTGATACACGGGAGAGCTCTTCAAAGCTTGGCGAATATCATGAATAAGTAAGAGTCGGGGATTGGCCCCGACTCTTTTTAGTTTGGCAGTGGAAGCCCCGCTTTTTCGCAAACGGCTTCTACAACAAATCTGCTTACCGACATTCCGCGTTCTGATGCTATTTCTTGCACTTTGTCCTTATAATCAAGCGGGAAAAGCCCCGAAATCTTCGCGTAGTTCTTCTGGGAATACTCGTTGATGTAATCATATGCGCTTTTGGTCTGTTTAGCCTTTAGTGATGACTTCATCGGTTCGGCTATCTTCAACACGTCTTTATCGTTAAGCGCGGTTGCGTTTTTAATGATCACGGTAAGTTCGCGCCCGCGAACGGAGTCAAGCGGTACCTCCCCACGGATAATCTGTAACTGACGCGCCGTGTAATCGGATTCTTTCATAAATACCTCCTTACAATATTTTGTTCATTATATCATATCCGCGTCGATTTGGCAAATGTTTTTTGACGGTGAGAAAATTCGAAAAAAATATACCTATAGGTATTGACATATTGATCAAGATGTGATAGAATACAATCGTCGGGTGAGGGAGGTTCCCTCGTTAGTGGGTTTCGGCTTAGGCCAGAAAGGATTTTAGGAAATGAGAAAAAACCTTAGAGACGATCTTAAGGGCCAGACAATCGGCGTTGAAGTTGAAATGAATAACATCACGCGGAAAGACGCGGCGATGGTTGTAGCTAAATTTTTCGGGACAGATCAGTATCGGTATGTAGGTGGCGCTTATGACGAATGGATAGCCTACGATATGACGGGCCGTAAGTGGTCGATGAAATATGACTCATCGATCGAAGGGGACAGCGAACACAAGTGTGAGCTTGTCACCCCGATCCTTTATTACAACGATATCGAGACGTTACAGGGGGTTGTCCGAGAGCTTCGGAAGGCGGGTGCGAAGAGCTCCCCGAGCCGAGGGTGTGGGGTTCATGTCCACATTGGCGCTAACGGACACACGGCGAAGACTCTTAGAAATCTTGCGAACATCATGGCGGGTCACGAGACTCTAATCGCCGACGCGGTAGGTATTGGAAACGATCGACTCTATAGATGGTGTCGAGTGGTTGATCCTCGGTTCATTTCTGCGGTAAATAGCAAAAAGCCGAAGACGATGGAAGAGCTTGCGGATGTGTGGTATCAGTCACAGGGTTGTGATAGCGGACGTATGGCGCACTACAATAACTCGCGGTATCACATGCTCAACCTTCATGCAACATTCACGAAGGGAACTATCGAGTTTAGAGCATTCCAGTTCGACAACTGGGTTGACGGTAAGGGCGGTGGAATTCACGCGGGGAAGCTGAAAGCCTATATTCAGTTCTGCTTGGCCCTGAGCAATTACGCAAAGTCGGTTCGGTATGCTCGGCCAGAAGAACCCGTCGCACGGTACGAGAACCCCAAGTACGTGATGCGCCTTTGGTTAAAGCAGATGGGCCTTGTGGGCGAGGAGTATAAGACGTGCCGACTTCACATGTCGGCGAAGCTTGAGGGTGTAGGACGTGGGCGCTACGCTTACACGGCAAACGGATCGGAACTGGTGGCATAAAGCCAGTTCCGACGGCTCAAAAAGGTGGCGCGATAAAAATATCGGAAAGATACGCGAAAAGGCCGGAAATGGCCTTTTCAGAAGGGAGAGAGCTATGTGCGTGATTTGTGTGTCGGAGAAGGGAAAGAGACAGCCGACGGAGGCTGAAATTCGGATGATGTTTGATAGGAATCCACACGGAGCGGGGTATATGGTCGCGGAGGGTGATCGTGTAAGAATACAGAAGGGGTTCATGAGAGTGGGGGATTTGCTCGACGCGCTTCGAGCGGAACAGTTCGGGGACGACGACGTGGTTGTTTATCATTTCAGGATATCGACGCAAGCGGGTGTCGGGGCGAAAATGACACAGCCGTTTCCTCTGACTGATGAGCTAAAATACATGAAGGAGCTCGCGCTTCTCTGCCCGTGTGGGGTGGCACATAACGGAATTATCCCGTTGACGTCTGACCCGAGAGAGAGGGAGTACAGCGATACGGCCATGTTCATTGCGTTCTACCTTTCGGACATGGTGCACAACGTGAACGACTTACGTGACAAGGGCGTCCTCTTAGACATTGAAGACTTGATCAAGTCAAAAATGGTGCTTCTGGATGCGTCTGGGGAGCTTGCGTACGTTGGGGCGTTTTATCGGTACGGCGACCTGATGTGCTCAAATCTGTATTTTCTGCGGTCGTTCGCGCAAGAGCGTTTTCGACTGGACAGGGTGTCGTGATAGTTGACATAAATATTTTTCCAAAAACTATTGACATATTGATCAATATGTGGTAGAATATACAATGTAAGGGGGAGGTAATCCCCGAGTGGCAATGGTGCCCAACACAAATAGGGAGGTTTAGATATGACCAACAAGATGATTGACAACCGTGTTCGTAAGATTGAGGAGATTGAGGCGGAGATCGCTTCTCTCAAGGAAAAAGCTGATGCTCTGAAAGAGGAGCTGAAAAGGGATATGGATGCCAAGGGCGTCGACGTGATTGACACTGGCAAATTCGTTCTCTACTACAAAGAGGTCGTGAGCAACAAATTCGATACCACTGCTTTCAAGAAGGAGCATGGAGACCTTTACAAGATGTATCTGAAAACGGAGGTGACGCGCCCCTTCAAAAAATACGCGGTTTAATGGCGTGGGGCTTCGGCCCCACATCAATTCTTGGATGGGAGGATGCTTAAATGAAAAAATATCACGAAGTTGAGGTTGAGTTCAAGAATGGACGCCACGAGATTTATACAACGAGCGTTTTGTGGCTTCTGATGAATGACCCAGAGGTTCTTCACATTTTAGATTTAGAGACGGATGAGCTGTTAAAGTAATCGGGAGGACAGATGAGAAATAGAGGGATCGCGGAAATGGTTGTCGGATTTCTTACCGACGCGGAGGTTATGACAGACAAGCTTCGGGAGCAGATCACAAAGGCTTGCCAGAGAAATTGCTATCTGACAAGTTGCTATTCGCTTCAGGTGGCGAAGGTTCAGGACATTCATGGACGTGACAGCAAGACGAGCGGATGGTACATCATGCTCGAAGGCACGAGAAGCGGGGTGAATTTCTTCGTAAACAACGACATGGAAGTCACACGCAAGCCAAACAAGAACACAGTTCGGGTGGCTTATGAGTACAGCCTTTACAACGACAACATGTTCGACGAAGGCTTCTGGTGTAAGAATTTTGCAAGGGGGTAACGGATGGCGGAGATCATGAAAGACAGACAGCACGCTGAGGGCGTCAAAAGACTGCGTTATCTTGGAATTATAGATCAGACTGTAACGGAGTTCGAGAAGTACAATATAGTGAACTTATCCGAAGGCGAAGGATATCTTTATTGGCTCGACGAGAATGAGCGAAAAATGGTCAAGCGCTTCGAGGACGAGAACGAAGCAGTTGTCTATCATGTGATCAAGACGCTTACGCTATACGGCGTGATTTATGAGCTCCTGTACGTGTCAAAATGGACGGGAGAGTGGAAAGAGGACATGGCCGACTTGAAGGATGGACAGGCTTTAGCGTACGGGGTGAATGTAGATATGCCAGATTGCAGTGAGTTTGGAACGATCGGAATTCAGCCTATTAACGGCGGTGTGAAAAGGGTTTGGTAAGGAGGTACGGATGAGAAAGATTTACCACAAGCTGACAAACGACCAGAAAAGCCGTGGGGTGGTGTTTTCCTCGGCACTTAGCGTTGGAACGGTGGAGCGAAGCGACGATGTTGTACACGAGGTCTTTGCTAACGATGCGGACGGCGCTCGGAAAATTAAAAATCTGATGGACGACTCGTTTTTCAACGATAGCCAGTGGAAATACAATATTATTCGGAGGTGATTAGGTGCGCGGTAATAAGAGTAAGTACGGAGACGATGTTATGGGGAAGATCGTCGAAACGATAAAGGAATATGGTGAAGAGGGAATCACCATTTCGGAAATATCTGTTCTTACGGGGTTTCCGCCGAGCGTAATGTACAACCGTGCAAATCAGTTTGAGTCGCATGGAATTGTAAAGCGAGAAAACGCGGAAGGAAAGAGGTGCTACGTGTACGAAGGATCGACTGGAAAGCCCGAGGGGAAGGACGAAAAGAAAAATGATAATGTTATGAAAAACGCCGAGGGCTACACGGACAGAACCGCTGGCGAAGCGATCATGGGGAAGAGGATGAATGATTTCTTTGTCGGTGGCATTTACGAGGGACGGTATCTTGTGCTGAAGGTATTCTATGATACGTTAGTGTACTTGGATATCGGAAAAGTTGCCGAGAAGCGCGAGTTCATTACGGACACGTGCGTGCGGTTCAATCTTAACGGGGAGGAGTGCTTTGTAAACCCACATAGGGTTTGGTCGGTTTACACTCGTAAGGTTGATAAAACGACGTTGCAGTCGATTGACAACGCGCTGTTCAAGCAGATCGCGAGCCTCGCTGGCATGAATGTTACCGAGGTCGAGAAGGAGGTTGAGAAGGTCGTTTATAAGGATAAGATTGTGGAGAAGGTGATTGAGAGTGATGAAGTGAAGGCAATGAAGATGGAGCTTGAGTTCGCAAAGAAGGAGGCGAGTATCTGGGAAAAGGCTTTTATGGCCGTTGCTAAGTGATGGTATAGCAAGGCAAGGTGTTGTTTTGTTATGGGTACTGCGGTGGACGGTAAGGCGTTGTGTTGGTAGGGTAGGGACATGTAATGAATGGTAACGCGAAGTGAAGGCATGGCATTGTAACGTGCGGTCAGGCAAGGTTGGGTTTTGAAATTGTTCCGAGAGGCGCGGCGGAGTAATGTATCTGTAATGCTGTGGTATGGCGAAGTATGGAATCGTCTTGTGTTGGTTATGAAAAGAGAGGTATTGAGAAGCGGTGGTATAGTCGTGTGATTTGATGTTATGGAACGGTAATGCGAGTTGCTGTTGAGTGTTGTTACGTAATGGCAGTGGAATGGTATCGCGGTGTGGGGCTACGTATCGGTGAAGTAGTATGTGGTGAAGCCGAGTATGGTAACGCGAAGGTTCTGCGTTGTGAAGTAAAGCGTGGTAACGTAAAGGCTTTGTATTGGTATGGCGAAGAATGGAATCGTCTTGTGGTGTAGTGGCATAGCAAAGCGATGCGTAGTAAGGTTAAGGTAATGTAAAAGGAGGTATGAAAATGGCAAGATCGTTAGAGTCAATTGTAAATGCTTTTGAAGCGGAGAGAGAAACAGGTGACGACGGGTACGATGTGAGAGTTCGTCTGACATTTATTGCAGATGTTCTCGGTACGGCAACATCGCAAGAGGATGTTTATAGAGCGTATATCGCAAGCAAGGCACCAGACGCATTATCAAAGGAAGAAGAGGTTGAGGCGCTTGGCGTTGACGAAGTTGCCGACAAGGGAATGACGGTATTTCCAAAAGACGAAAACGGAAATCCGTTCATGTGGGATTATCAAGTAAGGGGGTTCTTCAAGGCGGCTTGTTCTTCCCTTCAGAGATGTAAAGGAATGGCGAGCGCGAAGCATACGGAGAAGCTGAAGGCGTTCCGTAAAATTCTGGATCAGTGCATTCTTGTGGCCCCGAGAAAAATCAAGTTTAAGTTGAGCGGTGAGATGGGGGTTATTGAGAGACCGCTTCGTGCGGAGACGGCGCAAGGCCCGAGGGTAGCGCTTGCGTCATCTGAGACAGTTCCTTCTGGGTCAACGGTAGAGTTCACGGTGCGCTGTCTTAATGAAGAGTGGGTGATGGCACTTTTGGAATGGCTGAACTATGGCCAGTACAACGGGATGCTACAGTGGCGGAATTCCGGATGCGGTGCGTTCCTTTATGAAATCCTTAACGAGGAAGGAGAGGTGATTGGTGGAAATCTTAAGACGAGCACTTGGAAAAAGCTTTGGACTGCATAACGAAGGGGGGAAACGATGAGCGACAGAGGGTATAAGATCATAAAGGAGTTGTGTGGGGAAGGCGAACATGTCTGTAGGTTCGGCGTTACATCACAGTATTTCGAGCACTATGTGATCGTACCAGATGGGGACATTGCCTATATTGATCTTGGTGGATGCTTAGAGGATACGCTTCATCGCTTGATCGATAGTGGATATGAGGATGAGATTTACGGAATTCTCGGAGCGGAAAAAGATGCCGATTTTGATGATGACGCGGTGGACATTGATTTGGGGTATGCGATAGACGGACAAATTTTATATATGGAAAAGTGAAAAAAAGTCGCTTCGCGTTCACTAAAATTCATTGAAATTCACCTTTATGACGTGCTATATATATAATAGCCATTGGTGTAGGGGACGTTCGGACGGATGTCCCCTGAATTTTTTTAGGGGCGAAAGAAATGAACGTTTACGAGCTTCTCAGAGAAATCAAAACTAAATATCTTGCAAGGATGGACGCTCGCGATGAGAAGCGGAAGAAAAAAATTCATATAGTTAATCACGATCCTAAGAAGCAGTTTATTACAATAAACCATCAGCCAGTCCCACTTGAAGACGACGGAAGCCTTGGGGGAGAGATCGGCAAGGAGATCGAGAAGAACGAGGAAGAGGCAAAAACCAAAAAGGCTGAAAATCCTCGCGATAACGAGAACGGCGATAAAAGTACCGACGAGGAGAAGAAAACGTCGGAAAACGGCCAAAATAAAGGCCAGAGCGCCAAACAACAAGCGAAGGCGGAAAGAGATAAGTACAGGGCAATGAGCCAAGACCAACTTAAGAAAATCGTTGGGGAAAGGCTTAAAGAAGGTACTTATTCACAGGCCGTGAAAAAGGATAAACAGAGGGAACATATCCCCGGCACAAAAGAATATCAAAAAAGGGTTGCGGAAAAGAAGTATCCGAGTTATCTTACAATTCCAGAAGAGGATGTACAGAAGCTTGTGGATAAGTACATTACAGAGGGAACGGTTCTTTACGAAAGTGGGAATCTTAGAGTCCTTTTCGAACATACGGAAGTGATTGGTGAGGCGGTCAAGAAGGGCGATTCCAATACACATGTTCCGACAAAGTGGGGGAAAATAATTTTATCACGGGACGGAACGCATATAGTTCCAGTAATCCCGTAAAGGGAGGTCGAAATGCTGAACATTGGCGATATCGAGGATATGATGTATGAGGCGGTAAGCGGAAAACACAGGGTGTCGATCAAAACAAAAGACGGTGACGAGCTTGAGGGCGTCGCATTTATCTATTCAAGTGGGGACGACGAGGAAGACGGATATTCAAGACTGGTTATAAAAGACGGGGAAGAAATGATTAGCCTTGGCGCGGACGAGATCGACGACATGGACTTTCTGTAAAGAGGGGCCAACGGCCTTTCTCGTGGCGGTTCTCTAAAAGGGGATTGAATGCAATATCCAAAGTTGAACAAGCTGAATGTTGGGGGCCGCCACACTTACGGTGGCTCTTAAACGTTGAGAAACGGCCTTTACAGGCGTTTAAAATAAATAGACGATAATTTAACCGAAGATGATTTGAGGAGGGCGAAACGTGGCAAAAAACGTACGCGAGAAAAATCTTCGGTCGCTTGGGGAAGTTAGCAAAGCCGAGAGAAGCGAGATTTGCCGAAAAGGCGGAATTGCTTCTGGAGAGGCGAGAAGAAGAAAAGCCGACATTCGCAAAGCGATGAATGAGCTCATGAGTATGCCCGCTGTTGGAAGAGCAAAAGAACTTGTCAAGGACGCGGGGTATACCGAGGATGAGCAAGTGAACGCAAATGCGGTGGCTACAAAGTTGTTCCAGATGGCCCTTGGCGGAAATCAACGGGCGATGGAGCTGTTGATCGATTATTTCTTCAAGGCGAGCGAAGACGATCGGAAAGCAAAAGAGTCACAGGCGCGTATTGACGCGATGAAGAAGAATATGGGCGACCTTACAGTGAATTCTCAGGATGAGGATGACGGTGGGGTCGTTATTTATTTGCCAGAAATCGAAAAAGAAGAGGAAGACCCAGAGAAAGGGGAAGAAGACGCCACAGGGGGTGATTAAGTGGCGAAGATACTACGGCCTCAACGGGGAGCTCAGGAAAAGTTCCTGTCAAACCCCGCGTCAATTATTATCTACGGTGGAGCGGCGGGGTCTGGGAAGACACATGCGGAGTTGCTTTATCCCCTTAGATACAAAAACACTAAGGGCTTCGGATGTGTAATCTTTCGAAAAAACGCGAACCAAATCTATAACGAGGGCGGATTGTGGGACAATGCGCGTGATATGTATTCTGGCATACGAGGGGCCGAAATCAGGCGAGGGGAAAGCGCGTGGATATTTAACGATAAAAACGGAGAACAATTATCAAGGGTATCATTCAGACATATAGAGCGCGATGAAGAGGTGCAGAACTATCACGGGTCACAAATCTGTGGAATTGAGTATGACGAGCTTTGCCATTTTAGCGAATATGTCTTTTTTTATATGCTTTCCCGTAATCGCTCGATGTGTGGCGTTAAACCGTACGTGATCGGCACATGTAACCCAGATGCAAATTCGTGGGTAGCAAAATTCATTTCATGGTGGATCGACCAAGAGACAGGATATCCGATTCCAGAGCGGAGTGGGAAAATTCGGTGGATGATCCGAAGAGACAATGAAATCTTTTGGGCTGACACGAGAGAAGAATTATGTAAACAGTTCAACCTTACGACGCCAGAAGAGAGAGCGGAACCGCGCTCTGTTACATTTATTTCGGCAACTATTTACGATAATCAAGCCTTGCTGAAGGCGAACCCACAGTACCTTGCGAACCTAAAGGCGCTACCAACGGTCGAGCGCGAACGCCTTCTGATGGGTAACTGGAAGATCAAGCCGTCGGCTGGGTTGTATTTCAAACGCGAACAGCTTGGCAACATTCTTCCGTTTGTCCCCGACGATGTTATTCAGTGGGTGCGGTGTTGGGACTTGGCGGCGACAGAAAAAGACGAGAACAATGACCCCGCGTATACGGCGGGTGTTTTGATTGGCAAAAGAAAGAACGGGCGATATGTAGTCGCCGATGTGATCAACCGTGCGCTATCGGCTTCCGATGTTCGGAACATTATCAAACTGACCGCCCAATCCGACAACGCGAAATACAAGCAACAAGTTCGCGTTAGAATTCCTCAAGACCCCGGGCAAGCGGGTAAGGATCAAGCTGAAATGTACATCAAATTCCTTTCAGGGTTTGACGTTACGGCGGTTCCAGAGACAGGCAGTAAAGAGGCGAGGGCAACACCGATGGCGGCGCAGTGGCAAGCTGGTAATTTTGATATTGTTTCCGCCGACTGGAATGAGCCCTACCTATTACAACTTGAGGGGTTCCCAGATATGAAGCTCAAGGATATGGTCGACGCTTCTGCGAACGGATTTGCCGAGCTTGAGCTGAAAGCACAGTTCAACTTGGCGAATTTCTTTTAATGTTGTGTATAATTGACTTCTTCCACGGTTCCTTCTTAGATCACCGCTTAAGCGCTCGGCGGAATACAAATAGAGCGCATACGAACGGAACGCGCCAAGCCTCTTAACAATGCGGAACAGGGCACGTATTTTTATCGGCAAGACCGTCAAGCCGAAGGCGAAGGGATTTAACGGGTGCAAGCCCCGACTTGTCGTATTCGGTGGGGCCGTAACAGGCACACGGCCCTGACGAAAGAAATGTGGGAAAGCACGGCGCTTAGTCACTCGGCGCTGACAATAGAGTGGATTTAGCCATCTTAGCTCAATTGGCAGAGCAACTGATTTGTAATCAGTAGGTTGCGGGTTCAAATCCTGTCGGTGGCTTTCGTGAAAAAACGCAATATGCATCGAGGTGAGTATGAATATCAACAAAACAACAAACACGATTAGATATAAACAGAAAAAGCGCCTTGATGGGTGGAACGTGAGCCTTCCTTACGGCATCGCGAAAGATTTAGGCATAGATACTGAGGGACTGACACCGAGAGAAGTTTGGGATCGCGTACAAAAAGCGACGAAAGAGTCACCAACGGAGTTCTACAAGCAGAAGGAAAAGAAGGGCGTAGGCAGTGATGTCAAAATCAAGGACATCGACGAGGACGAACTTCATAGAATGTATGCGCAAGAGTATACATCTGCAAAGAGACGCAAGGAAGATGCAGAAGCCGAGAAGTTTAGAAAACGCTTGGTGAAGATGCGCGAGGCATGGACGAAGGAAGCGTCAAAGGCGGATGTGGATACGATAAAAAAGCAGATTGATGACTGCGAGAAGAAAATTAAAGCGTTCAAGAAAAACCCAGATCGGGACGGTGAAAATCTTGCGCTTTCAATCGAGAGAAAGGCTATTTTCAATAGCGAGTTGAAGAGACGGCCAAAAGATAGGTAAGGGGATAAGCCATGAGAGACAATATACTCTACACAATTAGACTTAAATATTGCGCTCGCATGGACGCCGACGAAGAAGGGGAAGAACACGAGGAACCGAAGAAGGCTACTGGATGGGGCACGCGTTTGCCTTACGGCCTTTGCAAAGACCTTGGGATCGATACAACGGGAATGACGCCATCTGAGGCTTGGGAGGCATACGAGAACGAAACGGGCAAAACCGCTGATGAAATGTATGCTGAGAAGCAAAAGAAGGGCGAGGGCGATGTAATAGACGCTGAAAACCCAGAAGGCGATGCCTATTCTGGCATGACGGAGAGCGAGCTAAACGACAAGCTCGAAGAAATAAAGAAAAAAGTAGATGAGGCAATGGACAACGCGTGGTCACATGCCTACGACAAAGAAAAGTCGGACAATTATATTAAAGAGGCAAGGGAACTCCAAGAGGAACAGTACAAGATTACATCCGCCCTTGATAATCTCAAGCAAAACGAGAGCGAGGGTGTAGAAACTAAAGAGGCACTTGAGGCGGAACTGAAGAAGGTACAGGAAAAGTTGTCCGACTACGACAACAACAAGATCGAGACCGACTGGGAAGACTATTACGAATTAGGTAAAAAAGAAAAAGAGCTGATGGACAAACTCGGGATAGAGGACAAACCCAACTATTCCGACATGAGCCAAACGGAGCTTGCTTCAGAACTTGAGAACGTAAACAATGCTATTCAAAAGATATTCGATGAATCGGGCGAATTGTTTACCGACGAGGAAATGGAGCAACTTGACGACCTTTACGAGCAACGGAATGAAATAAACAAATATTTCAAGGGGTACGATTATCAAGAGCCAGAATCCGAAATTCCGAAGGACTTGGAGATCGAGCCAATGGACGATCCGCTTGGGTTGGGCGAAGAGCCGAGCGACACCGACATTTCGAGTCTTAGTAAGGGCGATTTAGAGTACGCGCTTGGCGGTAGCATAGATGAGTTCGAGGGCGAGGGCGGATTCCAAAAAAGCGGTGATGGGTTCGTGAACCCGCTTACAGGCGAGTATTTCACGGCGGAAGAGAAGGAAGCTGTTCAGAAGTCGATTGACAATCAGAAGGCGCTTGGTACGGAGAATGTTGGTGGGAATACTCCAGAGCAATCGAATGATCCAGACGATATTCCTTATGGTGAAGCGCCCGTCGATTCGACGCAAGCCGTTGAGGAATTGCAGAAGGCCATAAATGACAACGATGCGGATATAGACACTTTTACGAGTACGCTTAAAGATTTTGGCTTCACCGATGAGGAGATCAATTCGGATGACTTTGACAATGTGATCAAGAAGTACGAGGCTCTTGGTAATTTCTACGATGCATATCAGGACGCAGAAGATTGGAAAGAAGAAAACAACATTGATCCGAATGACGCAAGTTGGTTTTCGAAGTTATCAAAAGAAAAGCAACTTGAGTTTTACGACATGTACGAGGACGTGAGTAAAGCGGGTAGCAAGCTTCATGAATTTGGGATTTATGATTATGCACCAAGCAATGGCACCGTTCACGGATATGACAAGGACAAGGTTCAAGACATCCTTCAAAAGAAGGACATGGTAGGATATTACGGCGACCTACTAAAGGGAGCAAAGGATCAGAAGGCCGAGAACAAGAAAAAACTTTCTGGTTTAGGCGACACGGTTGGGACTGAACAGACGGCACCGAGCATTCCTCATGTTAAGGGGAAAAACAAGGAAGAGGCGGAGGCAAACCTTAAGTCGTTTGGGTTCAGCGACGAGGAAATTAAGAGCGAGAATTTCAAAGAGGTTCTTGATAAGTATGAAGCATACAACAACTTTTTGAACGCTTGTGAAGCGGAGGAAAAGTTTCTGTCCGACCATGGAGTAGGTGGCGCTTGGGAGCTTTCCGACGAGGACAAGGAAGACTACAATCCCGTGTTCAAAAAGATGATGGAAGCGGCAGACGTGATTGAAGAAAATGGGTATGGATACGCTGTCAATTATAACGGTTCCGTTCAAGACGAAACAGGCAACACGATAGACAAAGAGAAGATCAAGAATATTATAAACAACAAAGAGCTGATCGTTGCGGACGCGGAGACGTTAAAAGCATCCAAAGAACCGCCCAAAAAGGAATACAAAGGTACAATCAAGCAACTTCAAAAGAAGATCAATAGTGCGCAAGCCGAAATTGACGCGCTGAAAAAGCAACAGCTTACAGACGCAAACGGCACGGCGATACCGACATATGAAGATTTTGAAAAATTCATAGAAAAAGGTGGCGCTGGTGATAAGGTCAAGACGGTAGATGATTTCTTCGACAGGGCGCAAAAAGTGACAGACCTATACGACTTGCTTGAGGAAAAGCAGAAGAAGTTAGATGGGTTCAAACTTAACGGAATGACTCCAGATAAGGCGTACGAAGTTGGGCTTTTGCCTTCTTCGGAGCGAGACGCTATAAACGACGCACTTAAGGAAGTGGATAGCGCGATAGCGCAAAATCAAAAAGAGCTTTCGGAGAAGTACGGGTACGCGTTCAATGATAAAGGCGAGCCGAACTGGACGTCAAGAGATAATATGAAGCGCTCCTTATCGTGGAAAGACGCCGTGATGAAGCAACGCGATAAGATCAAGGAACTACAAGCCGACGTCGACGGGATGGCCGAGGCGGTCAAGAAAAAAGAGAATAACGCGAAAATAAAAGAGCTGAATGCAGAAAACAAAAAGCTTTCCAAAGACGCTAACAAGTTAAAGCAAAAGATCGACGTGGCGAAAGGGAAGATGTACAAAGTCCACCCAACGGAAGACCTCGAGATACCGTTAGGAAGTTTCGACGATGATAGTATAAGTTTTCTTGAGGGCCAATTGCAACAGGCTCTTGAAACGGCGAAGAACGCGTCGGACGATAATGCGCGTAGCGTTATCGAGGCAAAGCTAAACAATATGCAAAAGCTCAAAAAGGGCTTCGAAGAGAAGAAACGTATCGAGAATGAGTTGGCCGATATCAACGCTAAGATAAACGAAAACAACAGCAAAATCACGGCGTTGAATGGTGGGCCTTTGCAAAACGCCTTTGAAGCAAGCGCTTATACACAAAAGCGAAAAGACAATGCGATGTGGGCGCAAGAGCCGAAAGATGCAGATAACGCTTTGTTTGACAAATGCAGTTCCGTTTGGAAAGAGTCGAGCATTGCACAAAAGAAAGCGGCGTACAACTACACGACGGGTAGCTATGACTCATACAATGATCCGCTTCGGGATATTGGCTACGGAAAATCTTCAGGGCCTCTACCAAAGAAAGTACGCGACTTAACAGAAATGATTGAAAGAAGCTCGTACGACTTTGATATGTGGGTTCAGCGAGGCGTTGGCTTTGGAGGAGCGTCTGCCTTCCTTGGATGTGATAAAGAACTTCTGAGGACTGGTAGTACGGAAGACTTACAACAGCTTGTTGGTCGTGAGCCGATCGAATACGGCTTCTCAAGCACGGGTGCCGCCAAGGGCACGGGAATGCAAAAGAAAGTGATCTATAACATCTATGTTCCAAGAGGAACAAAGGCGTTGTACATGGAACCATTCTCTGAATTTGGCGATGCCGATTTTTCTAAGCATTGGTCTGAAAATTATCTATGGGATGGCGATTATCATCATTCGACCGCGGGTTACGAGCTTGAAGTTTTGCTTCAGCAAGGGACGCGTTTTCGCGTGACAAAAGCAAAGTCTGATTACGGCACCGTGTACATCGATCTTGAGGTAATTGGGCAGTATCCCGTAAAGTGATTGCAAAGAACCGTTCGCTATGATATAATGATCAAAATGCCGAAAGGAGGTTCGCATGGCAGAGAAATCGAAAAGATGGTATGAAGATGACAGCGCTACTGATAACGGCAAATTGGTTATTTGCGAACAGTGCAAAACGTGTGTGCTGAGGGACAACGGAGACATTTGGTCGAACGACTACAGAAAAGCGAGTTGCCAAATGTATCCTTATCCAGAGCACAAGCCCGAGATGGTCGTTCGTGGCGAAGAAGAGTGCGATTATTACGAGGAAGAATAAAATAACTCCCTACTATTGACATATTATCCAATATGTGATAAAATATCGCTGTAAGATGATATGAAAGGGGTGATGTTAATGGTAGGGGCTATTTTAGGCGATATTATTGGTTCTCGGTGGGAATTCAATAACACCAAAACAAAGAAGTTTGAACTGTTTGCGGCGGAATGCGAGTACACGGACGACACGGTGATGACGTGCGCCGTAGCAAAGGCGCTGATGGATTGCCATGGAGATTACAGCGATCTATCAAGGAAAACCATCGAGACTATGCACAGAATTGGGCGCAAGCATCCAAACTGTGGGTACGGCGGAATGTTTTTCCAGTGGATGTTCTCAAACAATCCGATGCCTTACAACAGTTTCGGCAACGGATCGGCTATGAGAGTAAGTCCTGTAGCGTATTTCGCAAAAAATCTTGACGAGGTTAAAGAGCTATCTCGCAAGGTGACTGAAGTAACTCATAATCATCCTGAAGGCATTAAAGGCGCTGAGGCGACGGCGGTTGCGGTATACATGGCGCTGAACGGATCAAGCAAAGATGCTATCAAGGCCGAGATGGATAAATACTACGTCCCACATGGAAGCGTAGGATGGTATCGCAACATTATCAATGGGCACGGCGATGAAACTTGTATGGTTTCGATGCCTGAAGCGTTGCAGTGCTTTTACGAAGGAACGAGCTACGAAGATGTAATTCGTAACTGTGTTTCAATCGGAGGGGACAGCGACACATTGGGTGCGATTGCGGGTGCGATTGCGGAAGCGTATTTCGGTGTACCAGACAATATCAAGGACAAGCTGAGATGGTATCTGCCCGATGACTTATTGGAAGTTGTGGAAGAGTTCGAAAAATTGAGATAACGGCGACACATGCGCCGTACACTAAATGGAGGTGCGGCGCATGAACAAAATGCTTAATGCCGTCGAGGCCATAAGAAAAAAGCTCCTGTTCAGATTGGACGCTGAAGAGGAAGGCGAGAACGAAAGCCAAAATCAAAACAGGAATCAGAACAGGAAACAGAAAAAATCAACGGCGCTCGGTGTAAGGCTTCCGTACGGTATTGCCAAAGACTTAGGGATCAATACCGAGGGATTAGCCCCACGTGAGGTTTGGGAGAAGATCGAAGGGAAAGGAATCTCGCCAAAAGTGGCGATGAACGAAAAAGTCAATGCTCCAGACAAGAAGGTTGACGTTTCGAAGGCTAATAGTGTACACGAAAAAAAGAGCTTGCCAAAAATAACGACTGATAACTTCCCAACGTGGATGAGGGGGACGTCAGCGAGTAAGAAAGAAACGTCTGCTTTCTGCGAAAAGATTAACTCCGCTAAAGGAAGCGACTCTGAGGTCGGAGAGTTATATAGAGCGATGGGCTCGTTAAATGATAAGTGCGTGTCCGACGCTATTAAGAACGCAACAAGAAAAACTGTTCCGTACGGCAAAGGCCAACTGGAGGTCAGCGTTAGAAAAAGTACAGGTGAGCTTACAAATTGCGCTGTAAAGATACCGAAAGTTATAGATGACGATTCTGCGAGAACCGTGGCTCACGAGCTTGGTCACTATATGGATGCAATGTGTGGCGATGGTACCGTCAGTGGGTATATGTCAACGTCAAAGAACAAAGGGCTGATGGACGCTATTTTCAATGAGAGGATAGACGGAAAGGATAACATATCAAAAGAGTCGTGGGAGGCAATTTCGGGCGCTTCAAAAAGGGCTGTTAGCGCGAGAAGAGCCGAGACTGTAAAGGTGTCGGGGGAATTAAGCGCGTGTAACACCAAGTTTCTCGAAGGCGGTTCGTTTTCATCTTATGACGAGTATTCTAAAGAGTACAGACGGATCAAGAGAGAAGGAAAAAAACGAATTCAAAGTGTCTCGAACAAAGAGCTTGACGGCTTTGATAACCTTATGGATATGTACGACGCGATGTCTGGCGGAAGGTTGATGAGCGACGGGTATATTTACGCTGGGCACGGGAAAGGTTATTACGCGGATCGTGAAAGTAGGGCGCACGAGCTGTTTGCGAATTACTGTTCGCTGTCCGTATTCAAGCCCGAGTTGCTTGAATACTTTAAGAAGGATTTCCCGGAGACGAGCAAAAGGTTAGAAGAGCATGTTAGAAACATGATGAAACGGGTTACGGGGGCGTAATATGGACATTAAGCGAATGGAAAAAGAGACAAAGCTGTTCGAGCTTATATGGCAAACAGGGAACGAGCTTGTTGAGCGGTTCATGAACGACGAAAACGGGAAGATGCTTGACGAGAAGATTGAAGTTTGCCAAAGGCTTATTGACGGCGATGCTCCAGACGACATTCCGAACTTTTACGATGTTTTAGATGACATGCCGAAGGATACGGCTGATGAAAAGATTTTTTGGTGAGGGCAAGGCATGAAGATACGATCAGTTGTAGGTGGCTCAGGCGATACCGTGATTTGTGAGGTTGAGGACGGGTTATACGCCATTGTAGACACACGGAGAGAACTTGTAACCTATCGGTGGATGTGGTTATTCCTTGCGAAATACGAACCAATTTATTCCTCGGATCAACTGGATCAGGGGGCAGTAGAAAAAGCGGTAAAGATTGTTGAGGCCGACAATCCGAACGAGGAGGAAATCTACGACCTTTTAGAGGCACGTGAAAACGTAGACATTGGGGACATAAGGCGACAACAGCGGAAGCTGATTGCGATGTCGAAAGAACAGCAAAAAGGAATATATTTAGGCTAACGGTGCAGAGATGCACCGTTTTTTATTGGGGTTGAACGATGAATATACTTACCAAACTTGAGGACATTCGGCGTCGTTGGACAATACGGATGGACGCGGATGATGCGGATGACAACCAAAACAAAGACAAGGGCGGAAAGAAGTATTCGGCATTCAGTACCCGCTTACCTTACGGCCTATGCAAAGATATGGGTATAGACACCACTGGAATGACGCCAAGAGAGGCGTGGTCGGCATATTATAACGAAACGGGGGAAAGCCACGATGAAGTTATGCCGACTAAGACGAAGAAAAAGGCGGAGGGGCCAAAGGTAAAGAATCTGTCCGGGATGACCGAGTCGGAGATGACAGCGGAGACCGACAGAATTCTTGACGATATCAGAAAAATCGACGATGAAATGCTTTCGAAATACGGTATCAGTATGTCGGACGCTTCATCTATGAGGAGATTTGGTGATTTGTCAAGCAATCCACATCGGGAGGGGATAGAGAAGCTGTTGGATCGTGGCGACGAACTGGCCAAAGAACGTCTTGACGTCGACTACGCTTACACGCACCGATTCGACCCGAAGCCAACCACCGAGCTTGATAAAATGCTTGCGGATATTGATAAGGCAAAGGCATATGATGCGTGGGCATATTCAAGATTTGGTGGATCAAACGAAAAGTCTAAAGAGTACAGAGCAAAACTTATTGACGCACGTAAAAAGTGGGCCGAGAAATTTGTCGAGGGTGGGTGCAAGCTTGAGCCCGTGGATAACATGGACGATGAAAAGCTTGAGAAGGAATACAAAAAGATCAAGGATATGGATCGCGCGGTGATGACGCTCGACGACATCGATAAAGAGGCGGAAGCAGTAGACGCATTAGACGCGAGAGCCGAGTCGATTGTCAATATATTTAAGTCGAAACTCGAAAAGGATATTGGGTTAGGATCGGATGATCCAGAGTCGATGTCTGAGTCGGCGATGAAAAAAGAGCTCAAAGCTGTTAGAGACGCCTACACGAAGGCGGCTACAGACTCAACTTACGGGTCTGCTCTTGAGAAAGCGATTTCAAAGATTTACCCAGATGTAACAAAAAGGACTGAGGCTATCGAGAGCGAGCTTGAAAGAAGGGGCGAATCCAAATATCAGAAGAAATGGGATAAGCCTATTGAGTCTGAGAGCATTGAACTGAATTACAAAAAGCCTGTAATAAGCGATTATGCGAGTCTTGTTGATGCTCCGAAGGTTGCGCAAGGAATTAAGACCTTAGACGGGTGGAGCAAGTGTGCTTCTGAGTATATGGAAAACAGGGCATACGGAGAAGACGGCGACTATAACGGCGAGAACAAAAATACTCTTTGGGGACTGGATACAGAAGGGTTGGTGAACCTACAGACGAACATGCAGAAGATGTTCGACAATGCCGACCTTTGTTTGAATATCAATTCCGCCAATATTGACGATGTATTGAATGGACATCTAAAGAACCAATTTGAGACTGGCACGACAGACGGTTCTTCCGACTTGGATGCTCGTAGGGATTTGTCTAAGAACATCTTCGGAACGCCAGTAGGCACGGGGAAAGAGGAGAGAGAAAAGTACGGCTACATGGCCGACAAAGACGATTTCGAGAACACGCTTGGAAGTGGTGGCCCGTGGTACGGCGAAAAGGGCGATGGAAACAGATGCACAATCGTTTTCAAGAAAGACAACGTAAAAGACCGCACGACTTATACTTTAGACGATAGCTTAATGGGGTGCTCGGACTCGGGGCATCAGACGTACGCGGCGGGCATTGTAGACACGACATGCTCTATCGAGGGAGCGTCGTACAGTCCTAATAACGCCAGAAAGATAGCAAAAGGGCAAGTCAAGTCGCTTGGTGAGCTATACAACTCGCCGCTCAATTATTGCGAGTGCCAATATCACGGGGGCGTTTTAGCGAAGGACATCGAACAGATTCGTTTCAAGAGCCGTTCGGAGATGGAGAGTGCTTTCAAGTCGTGGGACGATAAAGCTAAAAAAGCGATCAAGGATAACGGGATCAGGGTTAGGTTCTATAATAAGAAGCTCGGGCAATGGGAAGATTACAATGCCGACGAGCTATTAAATGCAACGAAGTATTAAGGAGATAATGTATGGGTGAAAACGAAAAAATGGCTGAGGTCAGGCGATACATGCATCTGATCCAACAGCAAACGGGAAAAGTAGTTCGTCCATACAGAGAGGACGGTTTTGTAAACGTCCTGAATAAGTATGGAACTTCTCGCGACACCACAGAGCATTATCATTACCAAGGCGAGCCCGATGTACCAGATACAGAGCTGACATATTTCTATGAGGGGAACGGACTTTTCTCAAAAGTGATTGATGCCCCCGCTGAGGAGGCTATCAAACACGGGTTTGAGATCAAAGACCTTTCGAATGATACTGTTGAGGCGTTTTACAAGGACGCGCTCGACGAGCTTGACTGGGACGAAATATTTATACAGTGTATCAAGTGGACGCGACTTTTTGGTGGATGTATCGCGGTGATGCTGATCAACGACGGCGGTGATCTTACCGATCCAGTCGACTGGATGCACGTGGAGTCAATCGACGACATCAGAGTGTATGACCGTTCGCTTGTTCAGATAGACTACTCATCGTTATATACTACGGACGCCTACAGGAGCCCGTTTGTGAACCGTGGTAGCAAGCTCGGAATGCCAGAATTCTACTACGTTTACAGCATGTATGGATCGTTCAAGGTTCACGAGAGCAGATGCTTGGTGTTCCAGAACGGACAGTTGCCAGAGAGAACCACAAGCTCCATTTACAGAGAGTGGGGCGTCCCCGAATACATTAGGATACACAGGGCGATCAGAGATGCTGAGGTGGCGCACGGAAGCGCCGTGAAGCTATTAGATCGATCGATACAAGCGGTGTATTCGATGAAGGGATTATCAAGCATGCTCGCTACTGAGCAAGGTGAGAGCATGGTCTTGAAGCGCTTGCAAACGATTGACCTTGCGAGGGGATTGTTAAATACGATTACGGTTGACGGAGATGGTGAGGATTACAGCTTCCGTCAATTTTCATTTTCTGGGGTTGCGGATGTAATTGACACAACGTGCAACTACTTGTCGGCGCTGACAAACATTCCGCAGACGATCCTGTTTGGACGAAGCCCCGCAGGAATGAATGCAACTGGACAAGGCGATTTAGAAAACTGGTACAACTACGTTGAGAGAATCCAGAAGCGGATGGTTAAGAGCAATCTGAGGTATCTGCTACAGCTTATATTCGCCGCGGGCATCGTTACAGGGAAGATCAAAGAGGCACCGAAGATCGAAATAGAATTCAGCCCACTTTGGTCTTTGAGTGAGGTTGAACAAGTTCAGCTTGAACAGCAGAAAGTTGCCGTTCAACAGGCAAGGGCGGCGGTTGCCGAGGCTTATGTTGGAATGCAAGCGATTGATCCGTCTGAGGTTAGGAAGAAGCTCGCCGAAACAGAAGAGTTTGACGTCGAGACGATGCTTGATGACTACACCGAGGAAGAGCTTGAGGAGAACGCGCCACAACAACAGGGCGGAATGCCCGGAATGGGTGGAATGCCACCAGAAATGATGCAGATGCTTGGCGGACAGGGTGACGGAGAAGAACCACAAGGTGAAGAAGCGCCTCAGGATGCCCACCAGAGCCCAGAAATGGCGCAAAACGGCGCACCAAATGTCGAAAAGGATAAAATGGCCACCGACGAGGCGGAACCGAATTGCGTGGGCGTTTTAATCGTTAAGGATGGATACGTTCTTACGGGCATAAGAACCGACAACGGGTTGATATGTGGCCCGGGTGGACACATTGAAGACGGCGAAACGCCAGAAGAGGCGGCGGTTAGAGAGGCAATTGAGGAATTTGGGGTAGAGCCGAAGAACTTACAGCCGATTGGTATTGTAAGTGGAAACGGCGACATCGTATCCAAGCAATATGTTGCTTTGGATTTTGAGGGAGTCCCTAAGTGCAGAGACGGCGAAATGGAAGACCCAAGGTGGTCTTCTCTTGAGGAACTACTAAAGAAGTCGGACGCACTTCTCCCGGCGTTCAAGAAGGCGCTGAGCCTCTTGATGCACGAGCTTTACGAAAAACAGATATTCAAACAGGACGAGGAAAAGAGCCCTCTTGAGCTCGCGCAAGAATTATTTGAAGAGGTAAAGCGCAAATACACTGAAGCGCGGAGGAAAACTGTAAGATGAACAAGAAATATACAGATAAAATCTTAAGGCGGATTCGTGCGGATTATCAAAGTCGGATGGACGCGCAAGAAAAGGGCAAGTGGCGCACGACAGAAGAAGGCGATCATATCCATTTTAACGAAAACGGCGTCCTTGACAAGGCAAATCCGTACGTTGCTAAAAAAATGGTGGAAAGCAAGAGCGTGAAACCGACCCAAGAGCTTCGTAAAAAAGTGAATGAGTCGGTTAAAAACGAAGGAAAAGAGCCGAAAAAGAGTGAACTTGACACAAACAGGCTCTCGGACAAGACTACCACAAGCAAAGGGACAAGTTTCCCGAAGCTGAAGAACGGGGCAAAATACTCCAAAGCGCTTGAAATCGCAGAGAAAACGGCGCTTGAAGACGAGGAAAAAGGATGGATCAAGCCCGGCACATGGGAGAATATCGTTGCGAACCTGAAGGACGAGGACATCGTTTATCAAAAGAATGAAAAGGGCGAGACGTTCGCATGCATCCCCGGGCTCGCGTCAAAGGTCGATAGCGAAATTAAAGGCTCCGAAAGGATGAAGAAGGTGTTCGAGGGCGCTGTCGCGGACGAAAAGAAGATCACGAAAGACTTGTTTGACTCCGTCGGAAACGCGGGGATGTACCTTGACGGTACGGAAAACGCTTCCAAGGGTGCAAGCCATATTGAGGACAAAGCTCTTAGAAAGCTCGAAAAGTTCCGCGCGGAAACGGGGAACCCAGAAGCAACGGTTGACGATGTTGCAGAAAAGTTCGGAGACCTTGTAAGATACACTGCGATGTGCGATAATAAAGATATCGTTGGGTGTGTAAACAAGTTGCAGAAAAACCTCTCGGATCAAGGCTACGAGGTAATCGAGCTTGACAACAAGTTCCTTGGAAAGGACGGCAAGGTAAACGAGGACGCGATTTATCGTGCGGTGCACCTTTCTGTAAAGGCCCCAAGTGGACGCGTTTTCGAACTGCAAGTACACTCACCACAGAGCCAAGCGGTCAAAGACCTTAACCATAAGGAATATGAAATCCAGAGGGATTATGAAAAGACGCCGAAGGACGAGTGGACTCAGGAAATGCGTGACAAGAACGAAGAGTTGAACAAGGTTCAGATTGAGCGGTGGAGAGAGAACTACAAAAATCCGCCGGGGATCGAGAAATTAAAGCCGTTCAAAAGACGGAATAATCCTTGACATATTGCCCAATATGTGATATAATATAGCCGTGGGGGAAAGGAGGTTGCTAAATGGGAAAAGTAATTTACGAAGCAACGAAATGGAACGACGGGACGATCATGGATTTGTACCGTAAAACGGAAGACGGTTCTTATGAGGAGTTCATTCCGCGTAAAGGATGGGAAAGCTCTTCTGATGCGTTTGACGCCTTCAACGGTTTAATTCACAGTTACGGAATTAGCGACGAGGAGGCCGAGGAATACGTTAATCGGCTCTCGTGAGGTGGCGCGGATGTCTGATGTTGAGTTTGCGAAGGAATTTTCGAAACGAGTCCACTTTGGACAGGTGGACAAGGGAGGGACTCCGTACTGGATGCACCCAGACGCGGTTGCGCGGATGTGTTCGACGGATGAGGAGAAAATAGTAGCATACTTACATGATACAGTCGAAGATACGGATACAACGATTGGGATGATCACCGCGATGTTTGGCGAAAAGATAGGGGAAGCGGTGTCTTACATTACACACCCGAAGGGGATGCCTTACATGGATCAGATCAAACGGTTGTCTGTAAATGAGATTGCACGACACGTGAAGGAAGCGGACTTAAAACATAATATGGATTTGAGTCGTTTACCGAGGGTCACAGACAGAGACTTGGCACGATATGACAAATATGTCGTTGCCTATAATTATCTTAAGGGGATTGACGGCGACGCTGAAAAATGCGTCGCTGTTGCGCTTAAGTGAGTTATACAATAAAATGATCGGCCTCATATCGTAAACGCCCAAAACGGGGCTTTTTCGAGGCCAGAGAGGGTGCTTATGAGGAGAGTAGAGGCGATACGGAAGAAGTGGATGCTTCGGACGGACGGTATGCTGTTGCCGACTGAGAGAAGCGATAAAGGGACTAAGACATCTGGCAACTGGGGACATAAAGGGATTCCCGGGCATCAAGGCGGTTCACAACCGGGCGGTGGTCACAACTGGCTTGTGGAAAACCGAGATACATTCAGGACAAACGACGGAGTGGATCATGCGACGCGTTGGCTAAAAACATCCAAGAAGATCGTCGCTGAGGGGCCGAAAGGAACAAAGAAGTTCCTTGAGAGGTACGCAAAAGAACACGGCGTAGACTTGAAGGCTGAGGGTAAGAAATACGAGAAGGCATTATCAACGGTACAGAACTTTGATAAGATAGCGCCAGACAAAAAGGACGGAACGTTCACGATGGTGCCACCGTACAAGGAAGCCAATATTTCTCGTGGCTTTAGCGTAACATTCCATCAGAACAACAAAGCTGATGATCCGTTTGGGGGATACGATCCAGAAACTTACGGACAGATGTGCGCGGTAGCAAAGAGAGAACTTTCAGACGATCCCGATTCATACCCAACTGGTGGCCCGTACGTAGGACACTTTGGAAACCCAGAGTTGAGCTTTGTCGCGGACGATGTGGATAATGCGCTTGAGTTTGCGGTACAGCATAACCAACATTCGATTTGGGACAATAAAGCGGGGATGCTTTTGATTAACCCATTCTACAAGCCTGAGCTTAACCCCATTGAGGGGCACGATTAAAGGAGGATCGCAATGGATAAGAGTAAGGTTGACGCGGCGCGAGAGCTGTTTAGCGAAAATTCCTATTGGAAGGATATTTACGATAAAGCGCCGTCGGAAGCATGCAAGGAGAGGATTGCGTTGAATTTCTATTATTCCACATTCTTCGATGAAGCGAACGCGGACGATACTTTCGCCGAGGAAGTGGAAAAAGTCGAAAGCAAGCTTGATTTAGAGGACTGGAAATACCTTCTGAAGTATCAGGGTAACAATCCGGGCGTTGTGAAGATCAAGCAGAAGATTGCGGAGCTTTCACAGAAGTAAAGCCACGATTGAGTTTTAGAATATCATTATCAAGAGGGAGCGGAGAAATCCGACTCCCTTTTTTGATGCGTTGAGGTGGGCATGAAAACAAATAAACAGATCGAAACAATCAGGAGTAAGTGGCACGCCCGCTTCGACGAGGAGCCAGAAGACTGGATAACAATTAACGGTACGCACATTCCCCTTGATGAGGACGGTCACGCAACAGGGAAAGTTGCAGATAAAATCAAAGAGAGCAAGATAAGCCCTAAACTTAGACAACATTTCGACAAAGAAAACAAGAAGGTCGCTGATTTGATGAAAGGCAAGTGTCCGTCGAGGGGGAAATCCATTGAAATGGCAAACGGGCAGATTCTTGAACGCTATTCGATGGACGAGATGAAGAGCGTGATATTACAAGACGTCAAAAACAATGGTGATATGTGGTCGGATAGTTCTATCGCAATTCTTTATAGAAACGGTGATATTGAGGTGTTTAGCGAGGGCGACGATACAAGCAAAATGAAGTTGTCCAACATTAAGGGCGTCATTTACGACAACGGCTCAACGTCCGCATACTCTGGCACAGGGGTAAAAATCGAGAACTATAACGAAACACTTGCTGGGGAAAAGATGACACGCTACGGAACAGATGAGGACGAGGACGACTGGCGAATTGATTTTGAATAAGGTTGGTACAGATGAAGCGCACAAATACTATAGATCATATTCGCCATAAGTGGCAACAACGATTTGATGAAGAGCCTGATAGTTGGGTTACTGTCAACGGGAACCATATTCCACTTGACGAGGAGAAGAACCCAATCGGTGGACAGATGAAAGCGTTTGGCAATGCGGAGACAATAAGTGCCCTTGAGTCGGAGTTGAAACGGACAAGCAGATTTGGCAGTGGCGGAAAAAGGAGAGCGGAGATTTTGCAAAAGCTCAAAGAGTTAAAGGGCGAGCCAGAAAAGCCGAGGGAGACCAAGCAAACAAAGAAAAGCGCCCCTGAAACAACAAAGCCAAAAGCGAGTCAATATCCTGTCACGGATGCGAAAAGAAAGCAGTTTGAGATTATCCAAAAGTCCAATCCAATGATGGATGATTATCATACAGGGATCAGATCGCCTGAAGACATCAAAACGGCGAAAGAAGCGTTTGGCGAGGACGAGTTTATCTATCCTGACTTCACTAAAGAAGACGCCGACAACGCGCTTAAGAGCGGAAAGATAACGATTTACAGTAGCAAGCCTATTGAAGAGGGTGGGTTTGTTTCCCCGTCAAAAAGGATGGCGCAAGACTATTCTGGCGGAGGCAAGGTTTATTCACAAACAGTTGGGGTTGACGACGTTGCGTGGATAGACAGCAGTGAGGGGCAACTTGCGAAAAGCGTGGAAAGTTCGAACGCGTCAAAGGAGGACGGGGATAGATCAAGAAATACTTGAATTGAGGTCAATATGAATCAAGCAAAGGTTGTAGAGAAAATACGGCTTAAATGGTTGTTACGACTGGACGCTGACGATGAAGAAAAGCCGAAGGCAAAAAAACATAGTGCATATAGCACACAGCTTCCGTATGGCCTTTGCAATTCTGAGGGGATCAACACCGAAGGCATGACTCCACGGGAAGCATGGGAAGCGTACGAGAACAAGACTGGAAAGTCCGCTGAGAGCGTGAAGGCCGAGAAGATGGGGAAGGGGATTGACACGGGAAAAAGTGTTGACACTTCCGAGTACACAAAGGCTTATCAAGATGCGGTGAAAGAAAAAAGCTCATTCGAAATTAAAGATGCTGTTCGCAAGTCTCTTGAAGAGATGCCGACAGGGTATACGGCGGTATCTCATGACAGAGCATATAAAAAGATCGGAGATGATCAATTTGAGTACGAAGCCTCAAACGGCGAAAAAAAGGTGGCGACCGCAAAGCAGATTCTTAAAGCTCACGGGCGCTCTGACATAGAAGGCGACTTTGAGGTAAAGGACGACAAATACGTTCATCAGAAAAAACAAGTCAAGTCTGATCTGACCGAGAAATTGAGACCGAACCGCGACGACTATGAATATGAGGACGGTGATAGCGTTGACGACTTTACAACCAAGAATGTTGGGAAGCTGATGCCCCTTTATGAAGAAGGAGGAAGCGACGCAATCGATTCGGAATTCTACAAATTCAAACTCGGAAAGGTGACAAAAAACCTCCACGAAATCAGTCGGGACGAAGCGGATGAAATCCTTTATGACAACTTGAGTCAATCAACCATAGACGGATGGTTCAGAGCGTACAACCATGAATATAAGGACAATCTGACGAAACAGATGATTCAAAGCCCCGAGGTTCACAACGCGGCTCTGAACATCATGTACGGAAATTACAAGTACGACTGCGAGGCAAAGAAAAAGGAGCCATTATCCTTTGACGAGTTTCTTGTTACCCCGATCAAGATGTATCGTGGAGGGACAGGGAAAGAATACGAAAAGGCGTCGGTGTTCTCGTCTTACACGTTTGACAGAGACGTTGCGGGTTCCTTTACTGGGAGCGAAGTCGGCATGGGCCATGCGCCTGATCCGAACGGTGTGATTTATGAAGCGGAAATCAGGCCGATTGATACATACGGTAGCGTCTTCACAAACGGAGAAGCTGAAATCTTAGTTCCGCGCGAGATAGCACCAAACGGTCGGAGGGACGAAGCAGATGTACTGGCAAGAGGATGACCTCGATGCGCTTGGCAAAAATGTTATTCAAAAATACAAAGAACTGAACGCCCTCGATGATCCTGATTGCAGAATTGTTTACCAGTATTGCGACAAAGCAAAAAAGTCAAACGGGCTTGAGGTGTTTGCAGATACCGAGCTTGTCAAAGAGAAGTTGAAGCTTTTTATAGAGGCGGACTTCATTATCACGTTTTACACTGGAAACACCGAGGCGTTGGATGCGGACAGGCTTGAAAAGCTGATGTATCACGAGCTGTGCCACGTTGGATATAATCCGAGCGCTGATGGTATGGCTCGGTTCTGTATTATTCCGCATGATGTTGAAGACTTCCGATCCGTAATCGATAAGTGGGGGATTGATTGGGTTAAGGGCGATGACAAAACAGGAAGAAAGAGAACAACTAAAACTCGTAGATCGAAAGTTCAGAAGCAAACGTGAGCTTGTCGCTGTTTTGGCGTCCGTATACCCACAATCGGCTGAACGCGAGATGAAGCGATACTTGAAGAGGTATTCCAACGGCTTGTACAAAATCATTCGGAAGGCGCAAAAAGACATTGCCTCCGGAGAGCGCAAAAAACGTGTTTTAAGGCGTTGTAAGAAAGAGATTGAGGAACTGGGCCAAAAGTTCAACCCGATCGGGGAAATCGATAAAATTTCGCGCCAGATCGAGGGAATAGAGGAGACCCAGTTTAGGAGATCGTTCAAAAAGACGATCGGCGTGGACATGGAACAGTTTGACAAGGACACGTTTAAGAACGAGCGAGACGACTGGGTTTATGGGACGATAGGACTGATTGCTCTCTACCTGATGAATGTAAATAAAAAGCTTGATGACATCGAAGAGGGAAAGCGTGGGGCCAAAGAGACCGTTGAAAGCCTTGACAAGATTGTGAATGAGTACGGTGGGATCGGCGAGATTGCGAGAAATCGGGTCGGCGATTTTTCGGCGTCGGTAAATTCAAAAATATACAGCATGTTCGGGATAAAGCGATATGTTTGGCGAACACGAAGAGACCATAAAGTTCGTGACTGCCACAAGTCGTTTGACGGGCATATATTTCGTGTAGATCAACCGCCTGAGATATGGTACATGACAAAACACGGAAGAGTATATACGGGGAGGCATTGCCACCCGGGGGAAGACTACAATTGTAGGTGTCGAGCGATCCCGTTATTCACAAAAGAGGCGGTGCTTACGATACTTACAAGAGAAAAATGGAAGAAAGAGTTAGGGGCGAGATGATCGCCCTTTTTTCATGCCGAAAGGGGGATCGGAATGAAAGAATTTAAGTCGTTTTACAAGACTGTTGGAGGAAATGAAGGTGGCAAGTGCCATTATTCGACCAGATTAGACACTTATGGGAGGGGATGCCAGCACGATTGCCGGTACTGCTACGCTAAGTCGTTGCTGAGCTTTAGAAAAATGTGGGATGCTGAAGAGCCCTCTATTGCCGACATCGATAAAATCCGCAAAAAGATAGAAAAGTTAGACGGGGGGGTGCCCGCTATACGACTTGGCGGAATGACAGATTGCTTCCAACCGCTTGAGAAAAGGCACGGCGTAACGTATGAGACGATTAAGGCCCTGAACGAAAAAGGGATAGAGTATCTGATTGTTACGAAAAGTGATCTTGTCGCCGATGATAAGTATATTGAGGTGATGGACAAGAACCTTGCGCATATTCAGGTAACGATTACTTGCTTCAATGATGATCTGTATAAGCGCTTAGATTATGAAAAGGCTTCTCTTCCATCCAAACGGATTAAAGCGGTTGAAAAACTGCAAGAGAATGGGTTCGATGTTCAAGTAAGGCTGAGCCCTTTTATCCCAGAATTCGTGGACTTTGATAAGCTGAATTCGATAAAGTGCGACAAACTGCTTGTTGAGTTTTTGAGGGTCAATACTTGGATCAGGAAGTGGTTTGACATTGACTACTCCGAATATGTAATAAAGCAAAACGGATATTTACATCTACCGCTTTCGACAAAGCAAAGGTATTTGGAAAATATCAAAGGGTTTAAGGAAATAACGGTATGCGAGGATGAGTCGTTAGCGTATGAGTATTGGAATGAACATTTCAATCCGAACCCCGACGACTGTTGCAACTTAAGGAGGCGCAAATGAAGAACACTGAAAAGATCGCAAATGTCGCCAAGCAGATGATGGGCGTGTGCAACGTGATTATCAATCTGGCCGAGGCGGAAGAAAACGAAACCTACGATGAAATGCTTTGGGACGAGCTTGCACATACGCAAAAGCTTGTTCTGGAATTTACAAAATACGCCTTTGAAGGGGAAGAAACAGAAGGCGATGGGCCGATGAATACCGACTCCGAGGACGAGAAAACCCCGGGGATGAGTATGCTTGAAAAAATGTTCACTAATGAAGTGAACAAAGACGAGGCGTTTTTCGCCAATGAATTAAACTCAAACATTGGAGATAAAACCGACGATGAGGCCACAATTACTGAAGAGGAAAAAGAAGAGGCTGAATAAGTTTCTTTTTTTAATATAGCGAGGTGAGTATGGAAATCAGAGATCATCCGACACTTAAAAGTGTAATTCGATTTGATAGTACGCCGTTAAGCAGAGCGTACTACACGGAAGAGGGGTATTTGGTTGATTCCCCGATTCTGACAAGCGTGGGCATATTTGAGTATGCAAACCCAGATGGTTCTATTCGGCGTGAATTAAGGGTTCCGTCCGAGGTTTTCAGCAAAGAAAGTCTTGAAAGCTATCGGGGAAAGCCCATTATTATCACGCATGATGCTGGGCTTGTGGACAAAAACAATGTTCACGATGCAAGCATTGGTACAATCCTTTCGGATGGGTACCGCGATGGATCAGATGTGAGGGCGAAAATCGTCATTCACGATACAGACGAGATGAAGGAGCGTGGCTTTAAGGAATTATCTTTAGGCTATAACCTTGATCTTGACGAGACACCCGGTATTTACAATGGTGAGCATTACGATGCTATCCAACGTAATATCAGAATCAATCACCTTGCTCTTGTACGCGAAGCGAGAGCGGGAGATCAAGCCCGTCTGAACATTGATTCGAAGGACGGAGAAACCTTAGTAGGAGGAAAAAAGCTGATGAGCAAGAAAATTCGCAATGCTCGGAGAGCTGACGAGGCGCTTACACCAGAAGAGCTGAAAAAGGCCATTGAGTGGTATAAGGCAAACCGGGATCAGTTCGAGAACAAAGATGCGGATGATGTTCAGACCGAAGAGAGCAAGATTGAAGACAAGATTGCTAACATTCGCGACAATCATCCGGTAGAGGCCGAGAAGGAAGCGGTTGCTGAAGAGAAAGTGGCGCCGGAAAAGAAGCTGCCCGAAAAGAAACCGATTCCTGAAAAGAAGCCTGTGGTTGAAGAAGAGCAGATGGATGAGGACGAGGAAGTTGTTTCCGAAGAGGAAATGACCGATGAGTTCTCCAAGGATGCGGACGAAGTGATCCGTGATCAGGACAAGGACATCAAGACTCTTCTGGACATCATCGATACTCTTCTGGCCGAGAAGGCGTTTGATGAGGCTGAGCCCGAAGTCAAAGAGAAGGAAGAGGAAGAGCTTACCTTTGACGCGGATGATTGGGAAGAGAAAGAAAACTGCGATGCAGATGACGACGATATCCCGACCATCGAAGGATTTGAAGAAATCCCCGAGGATGAGGCAACCGATGTTGATGTAGACGTTCACGAGGACGAAGAGGACGATGAGGACGAGGAAGAGGAAGTCGATATCATGAAGTACGAGGAGAAGCCCCGTATGAATGTCGACAGCGTAGACAAGATTATCCGTGAGCGGATTAAGCTCGGCATGCTTGGTAGAGCCCTCAATCTTGACGGCCTTGAGAACATGAGCGTCCTGAAGGCAAAGAAGACGATTATCAAGGCGGTTCGCCCGTCGATGCGTCTGGATGGCAAGAGCTACGCTTACATTAACGCCGCTTATCAGTATGCGGCACAGGACATCAAAAAGTCACAGCGCAAGACTACCAATGATCAGCGGAAGAAGATGTTCAATAAGGACTCCGCGATCAAGCGTGATGAGAACACGCCCGAAAGCGCACGTCAGCGCATGATCGAGCGTCGCCAGAACAAGAAGGAGGAAAATAAGTAATGAGCGCACAGACAACTTACAATTTTGATACTCAGAGAGGTATCGCTGGTGGCATTTACGACCTCGCGCCGTATGCTATCGACACTTTCCTGAACGAGGAAGCGACTGGCACCATGAAGTTTGGTGTGGCTGTAGTCGCGGGCACAAAGGCGGGCGAACAGGTTAAGCTTCCTGTCGCGGCTTCTACCGCTATCGAGGGCGTTTCCAACAACAACCTCACAACCGAATACGACCTTGCGGGTCAACTGTATATCCGCCAGAACGCTTCTATGGGCGTTATGCGTTATGGCCGCATCTGGGTTCGCGTTGCAGACAATGTGTCCCCGACATACGGACAGGCGACCTATGTAGTGAAGGGCGGTGCTCAGGCGGGCTACTTCACCAATGCTTCTACTGACACACTTGCCGTTAAGGGCCGTTTCCTTACTGGCGTTGATCCTGTCGCACGTATCGCGGCGGTTGAACTTTTCAATCAGGCTCAGGCTTGATTATGAGATGAGGAGGGTAAAGTAATATGGCTAAGAAAGCAAGACATACACATTACGATAAGGCCGATGTACGGACAATTCTGAATTCGTCCATTCCTGCGGCCGTTATGGCGTCGGGTAGCACTCACTTTGACAGTGCTGAAGACGCTTCCGTTTTCTTCGCTCGTGAACTGGATGCTGTTAAGGCCCAGTCTTACGATGTCGAATATCCCGAACTTACGGCGCTGACTCTGTTCCCCCAGACTTCTGAGACGGACGAGGGCGCTGAAACCGTTACCTACTACACTTACGACAAGACTGGTCTTGCGAAGATCATCGACAACTACTCGACCGACCTTCCGAGAGCTGATATCGTGGGTAAGCCGTCCGTGGCGATTGTCAAGTCTATCGGCGTTTCCTACGGCTATTCTGCTCAGGAAATGAGAGCGTCCCGTATGGCGGGCAAGTCTCTTGACTCTCGTAAGGCTGAATCGGCTCGTTATCAGAACGACAACCTCACCAACAAGATTGCATGGTGTGGCGATTCCGCTTCAGGCATTCTCGGTGTTCTGTCTTCTGGACAGAGTGTTCCGCTTTACACCATCGGTGCAGGAGCGACATCCAACAAGACCAAGTGGACTGAGAAGACCGCCGACGAAATCCTTGACGATATCAACGGCATGGCGAAGCAGGTCGCGAAAGTGACCAAGAACGTCGAGCGTCCTGATACTCTTTGCGTACCGGCGGATGTGTACATGGATATCTCCACTCGTCGTCTGCCGAACACGGAAGGCTCCGTTCTTTCGTTCCTTCTTGAGCATTCTCCGTACATCAAGAACATCGTTTCTACGGCTGAACTTGATGCGGATTCTCCTGAAACCAATCCGTATGCTGAAGGCGCTCAGGGCGTTTCCCCGAATGCTGGTGTAGGCGTTGCGTTCCTGTTCAAGAATGATCCGAAGAAGATGTCTCTTGAAATCCCGATGCAGTACCTTCAGTACCCGCTTCAGGTCAAGGGTCTTGATACCGTGATTCCTTGCGAGTCTCGTATCGCTGGCGTGATCTTCTACTATCCGATGTCCGCTCTTATCGCGGTCGGTGTATCGTAATCATTTAAGAGGGGGGGAGGGTTTTCCTCCTCCCTGTTTTCTTAAAACGGAGGTTAAGAGATGAAACTTACAAATCTGAGCGACAGAATTATCAACGTGGGAACACAGATTGTCCTTCCGGGTGGGGTGATCAATATCAAAGATGAGATGGCAGAAACCCCGTCTCTGAAAGCACTCGTCAACTTCAACCTGATTGCATTAGCAAAGGAAGAGAACAAAGAGGCGGTAGAGGTGCACGAAGAGGCCCCTGAAGAGGATTCTGAAGAGGTTAACGCCACTACGGAAGATGAAGAAAAGCCTAAGAGAGGTAGAAAAGCCTCTAAGTAAGGAGGCAACATGAGTTCAATTGAGATTATCAGGCTCGTAGCGCCAGAGTTTGAGAGCATCAGTGATGATCAACTTGCCTTGTGGGTATCATTGGCGGAACCGTACATCAACAAAGAAAAGTTTGGAAAGTTCTACGAACAGGCGCTTGCGTATCTTGTTTGTCACATGATGACAACCGCAGGATTGGCGGATACTACTGATCAAGGCGAACTGGGAATGCTGACGTCTTTGGCGACGTCGACGTATGGAATTGGCAGTATTTCAGCGGGGTCAAGTAGCATTAGCTTTACAAATGGCGGTGCAACAGGCGCTGTTGATGCGGATGCGGAATTTTTACGGACAAAGTACGGAATTCAATATGTGACTTTGAGAAAGTTATGCATTATTCCGATAACGATTGCATGAGGTAAGTATGTATAACGAGACTATCACGCTATTCAATCGGCTTGGGTCAAGGAAAGAGGGGGATAAATGGTATCCCCACCAGTTACACCATTGCTGTGTTTATCGAGACAGAGCCGCGATTGTCGCTCAAATGGGGGAAAACTCGACCGACAATGTTTCGATTCACATTCTTATTACAAAGGGGTGCAAGTCCAGTGGATACAACTACTACACACCGATAGAATGGGAGAAAACTGGGGATTATCAAAGCTCTTTCACGGTAAAGGGCGGAAATGATTTTGATATGATCTTCGTTGGAACATGGCCGAACGGGGATGCGGTGGATGATAGCGCGTACCCAGAGGGGTTCTTACACCACATGCAGACGCATTACGATGATGTATATTCCGTGTCAAGTTGTTCTGATTATTCGAGATCAATACTTCCGCACTTGGAGGTGATGGGGAGATGACTCAGCGTTTTGATGACATTCATATTGATAACGGTTCCGTTAAAGTGGACATATCATTTGAGGAATTAAGCAACAGGATAAACGAGGCGCAAAAATGGCTTGATATGAGAGTGTTTGAGGACACGATCCCGTATATCCCGATGGATACTGGCGCGATGACAGAAAATTCTCGACAGATGAATATCGGTAATGAGGGAACGGGAAAAGTGGTCGTCGGAAAAGCACCTTATGCATGGTATCAATGGAACGGAATATCCCGTTTTACAGGGAACCCGTTGCACTATCAAACCGTGCACCATCCTTATGCGCAACACCACTGGTTCACGGCATCTAAAAGAGACCATGAACAGATGTGGTACGAGGGGGTGAAAAATATAATTTATGGCAGGTAACATTATCGGGATTGATGGTGGGGCTTATGATCAATTGACGAGCGCGGTCGTCGACCTCGTAAATGAATATCCCGGCCTTGATCCGTCCGATGAGATCAGATTTTCGGTGTTGGATTTGAAAAGCGGAAAGGCGCTGTTTCCGTCTTCGTCCCCTGTGATAACACAAGAGCGTATTAGCATAACCGACCATGTGGTTCAGGAATGCCAGTACGCTTTTTCTATTGTGTACAGAGCGGCGGGCATCTCTGAACCGAGAAAAGTGATCGTAAAAGAATGGCTTGAGAACCTTGGGCGTTGGCTCGAAGGGCAGACCGTTACCATAAATGGTACGGAGTACAAGCTGACGGAATTCCCTACGCTGACAGATGGGCGTGAGTTCAGACGTTTTTCGCGGACGTCGCCCGCTTATCTGTATACCATACAAAATGATCAGTCCGAGGACTGGCAAATCAATCTGACTGCTTATTATCACAATGAGTTTGACCGCACCTTCTGATGCGGAGAAAGGAAAATTTTATGGCTGAAACAGTTACAGGCAAGATTGCTCGTAAGTTTATGGCGCATTTCGTTGACACTACATTTGGGGCCCAGACCGCCTCGTATTATCGTCTTGGAAAAGACCTTGAGGAGTACACCGTTGCGCTGAACCCCGATGTCACCGTGTTCAAGAACATTATCGGTGAAACGAACCTTACCCATAACGGCTACGAGCGCGGTGGATCGGCAGAACCGTTCTACGCTGAGGTTGGCGATCCGCTGTTTGAGAAGCTTCAGGGCTTCGTCGATACGGAGCCTACCGACGATACGCTTAAAACCTCTATCGTCGAAGTTCATCTTTGGGATGAGGGATCAACGGCGGGAACGTATACGGCGTACAAACAGCCGTGTTATATTGTGCCGACATCATACGGTGGAGACACATCTGGATATCAGATTCCTTTTGATATCCATTATGTCGGAGAGCGCGTAAAGGGCACATTTGCGCTTGCGACGAAAGAATTTACGCCTAATCCGTAAAGGATAATGAAATGGGCCACTTTGTGGCCCATTTGCATTTAAGAATATGGGGGAAAATCATATGGCATATGAATTGAGAGTGAATACGGGCATGGTAAAAGTGCCTGTTATTGATGAAGACGGTGAAGAGCTTGGGTTTATTCGCTTCAATCCTACTGATGCAGATATCGTAAAACGGTATAAAACCGTTGTTGAATTTTTCAGAGGCATGGGTGATCGGGAAGGCACAGAAGATGGCGAGGAGATCGTGAGGCTTTCTGATGAGGTTAGAGAAAAGATTGATTATCTTTTTAATGCAAAGGTGTCCGATACATTGTTCCTGAAATGTGGGCCATTTACACCGATGGAGAATGGCGACATTTATCTGTCCGTTGTGATCGAGGCTTTGGACGGTCTTATCTCTCAGGTGATGGATGATCGTATTGCAAAGATGAAAAAGGTTGAAGAGGCCACGAGGGAATACGACTGATGGATGTGTGGAAGCTTCCGCGCTCGGTAATAATTGGTGGGGAGGAATTTGAGATACGGACGGATTATCGGGACATACTTAAGATTTTGCGGTTTTTCTCCGATCCTGACTATGACGATGTTGAGCGGTGGATGATTTGCATAAGGATAATGTTCCCGCGTTGGCGAGAGCTTCCGACTGAAAACATGGAAGAAATCTATAGGGTTGTCAGGGAGTTCATTGATATGGGGTCTATTGACCCTGAAGAGGTGAAGAAAAAGCCTGTTTTGATGGACTGGGATCAAGACGCGAAGATGATTATTTCTTCCGTAAACAAGGTCGTTGGAAAAGATATACGAGGTGAGGAATATGTCCATTGGTGGACGTTCCTCTCGGCGTATATGGAGGTTGGCGAAGGGGCATTTTCAAATATTGTCGGCATTCGGCGGAAGAAGTCGAAAGGAAAGAAGCTTGAGAAATGGGAGCAAGAGTTCTATTCGGAGAATAAGAAGCTTGTTGACCTGAGAACAAAATACACGAAAGAAGAGCTTGAAGAGCAAGAGCGGTGGAAAGCGATTCTTGACGGTTGAGGTAATGTATGGACGAGATTGTAATTAACACACGAATAGATACGTCTGGCATTGATAAAGGGATAGAAGAGATCAAGAAAAAGCTTAGCGGAATGTCTGATTCCACGGTGAATATCGGAACCGCTATGGAAGAATCAATGTCCAACGCGAATGCGAATATCGGTGATTTGTTAAACAATCTCGCTGATAGAGTCGAGATGTTTATCGCCGATTTCGTTGAAGGTTTTTCCGACGGCTTGAATCAGGCGTATGAAGAGGCGCAAGAAAAGACCGATACCGTCGCCACCTCGACAAATACATTTTCTGAAGCGCTTGAGCGGAACATAGCGTCAATTGCAAATACAACTGCCGAGATTGAGCTGTTGCTGAATGCGTTGCTGAAAATGTCCGGTACGATGGATACAAACATTCGGTGCATTGCAAACGGTCAAGCCGATATGGAAATGTTTGCCAACAGGACTGGGGAGGCAAGTGAGACGACAAGTAGGTTCGGCACTGCCTTTAAGAAGGCCTTTGGTGTGGTGGTGTCGGCTGGAAAAAAGGTCGTTGGTACTATAGGCAACATAGTCAAAAGAGTCCATGATCTTGGGGCGAGAATGATGGGCCCAATCAAGCAAGTTGGGGCGTTTGTCAAGAAGTTCCTGAGCATCGCTGGGTTAGTCGGGATTCTCAAAAAAGTTGGCGCATCGTTTCAAGCGGCAATTTCCTCGTTAGAGGGATGGGGGACAAAGACGTCCATGATCCTGTCCGACTATAAGAAGGCGGGCAAGGATTTGAACAATGCAATTGGCGCGGCTCTTGCCCCGTTGATTGATACGTTTCTCCCACAAGTAACGGCAATGATGAATAGGCTTGCAGATACATTCAATACAATCGGGATGTATATTGCGGCATTGCTTGGCAAGAAAACCTATACGAGGGCAATTCGTTATCAGAATGACTATAAGGACGCTATTGCGAAAACAGGTGCTGCCGCCGACAAGGCGAGCGGTTCTTTGGCAAAGTTTGACGAATTAACGATCATCGATACCCCCGAAGAGCAAGAGCAGAATCCGTTTGCGGACACGGCTATTCCTGAAGAGCTACAGCAGATTCAATCGCTGAAGGATTTAATCAACAGTATTGATTTTGGCGGAGCTGGGGACAAAGCGGCGGAGTTCGTCAACAACTTGATGTCGAACATCAAGGAGAAGATCGAAAACTTTCCGATTGAAGACATTGTCGCCGGCCTTACGATATTTGTTGGGAGGTTCCTCACGGGGGTGAACTTCAATAATATCGGTGCGACATTCGGCAGTCTTGTGAACAAGATTGTCGATGGGATCGCGGCGATATTTGACACTGATCCAGACATCCTGAACAAGATGGTTCAGGCGTTCTTGGATTTTATTACAGGAATTTTCACCGAGATTGATTTCGAAAAGGCTGGCGACACGTTTTCCACCGTGGTGAACAAGATTATCGAGGCGCTTGGGAAGGGCATTCGGGAATTCCCGATAGAGCTTATTGTATCCAGCATTGTGACTTTCTTCAGCAAGTGCTTTGACGGGATCAACTTCGAAGGATTTGGCGCTGACTTAGGCGCTCTTGTCAACAAGATTGTTGATGGAATCCAGACTATCTTCGATACCGACCCTGAAATCCTGAATAAGATGGTGCGGTCATTCAATTCGTTCGTGCGTGGATTCTTGCAAGAAACCGATTTCCAGAACCTCGGCGGTACGATAGTCAAAACAGTAGGAAAGATCATAGACGCACTTATTGAAGGCATCAAAACTTTCCCCGCTGACGATGCGGCGGAGGCCTTTAGCGACTTCCTTTGGGGCGCGGCTTCCGAGATCGGAGAATTCTTTGAAGACTTCAGTTTTATCGAATTCTCGGACACCGTAACTGATAAGATTGTCGAGTTTGTAGAGAACATCAAGTGGCATCGAGTTCTTGGTGCTCTTGGAAAGCTTGCCGCGGCAATTGTTACGAGCGTTGCCGAACTTATTATCGCTGGCTTGGAGACACCGTTACGGCTCGTGAAGGAATTGCTTGTTCGGGCGATGAACGGCATGGGGCAGTACCTTATCGACCACGGTGGCCCGATTGCAAAGAAGATTGGCAAAGGAATGGTGGAAGCCTCACAGGGGCTTGACACATTCTACGACAACACTATCGGGTCGTGGAAAGAAAAGGCACAGAACAGCCTTGATGAATGGCAGTCTAATTTCAACGACAAGGTTGACTTGATGGTTGCCAAGGGTGATGAGGCATGGGAAGCGGCGCATCAACAGGCGGCGACCTATTCCGAAGTCACTCAGGAAATGGCGATGGAAATGGAACGCCAGCGTCAGGAAACCGCCAAGAGCCTTGATGACTCCAACAAGAAAACGGCTCAGTCTTACCAGTCCGTAACTCAGGAAATGGCAATGCAGATGGAAATTCAGCGCCAAGAGTTACAGAGGACTGGACAAACGTCTGAGGATAACGCCCATCGTACTGTTAGGGCAAGCGACTCTACCGCAAAGGCCGTAGAGGACTCATCAAGTCGCGTTGTCAACGCGAACCATGGCGCTGGCGCATCGTTCGACACTACGACAAGTAAAATTGAGTCTGATAATAAGCGAATTAAGGCATCCACTTCTGGGGTGACTCAGGAGATGGCAATGCAAATGGAACGCCAACGTCAGGAAAGCGTAAAGACTGCTGAAACGACCGAAAGCACCACTAACCGTATTGTCAACGCACACCACGGCGCGGGAGCGTCGTTCACCGAAACAACCAATACCATCGTTGCTGAAAACAACGCCGCCCGTACATCGTCCATCAATGTCACTCAGGAAATGGCGATGCAGATGGAGCGCCAGAGGCAGGAGAACTTAAAGACCGCGACGACCGCTAAGACGAACACAAGGGATGTAAAAGACCAGTTCTCTCAGATGGCTGATATGATGGCTTCCAAGTTTGCGGCGATGTCGCTTAAAGTGGCGAAGCAAGTGGCTTCTATGGTTCGTGAGCTCGTCCTGAATATGCAGAACATGTCTACACAGACCACAAGCACCGTGAACAACATGAACAATAATGTGACATCGAAGTTCAGCACGATGGCCGTCGCCGCATCTGGCAAGCTCAGTACGATGGACGCGACTGTAAGTAGCAAGTTCAACAACATGAAGGCAAGTTCCAATAGAAGCTTGGAGATGATTAACAGTGATCTGTCTTCAAAGTTTGAACGGATGTCTTCTACCGCAACGAACAAGCTCACCAATATGGACTCTACAAGCGCGAATAAGTTCAGGGCGATGAGCGCTACTGCTACGCAACAGCTTGCCTCGATGAACAACGATGTCACGAATAAGTTCTCAAGTATGTCGTCGACTATGGCGAATAAGTTGAGCAACATGAGTGGGGATGTCGCGAACAAGTTTAGGGCAATGGCGTCCAACGCGTTTACCGCATTGCAAGGTCTTGTAAACAACTCGGGGAATTATTCCGCTATGATCTACAATACGCTGAACGGACAAGACTGGGGAAGCATCGGTTCCAACATGATAAACGGTATGGCACAGGGTCTTACAAACGGGTGGCACTGGCTGAACGGCGTTGTCACAGATATTGCATCAAAAACGATCAATGCGGCAAAGAGAGCACTTGGCATTCGTTCTCCGTCAAGGGTGTTCCGAGACGAAATCGGCGCGATGGTGTCTGAAGGTCTTGCATTAGGTATTGAAGATGAGGCAAGCGCTCCGTTAAGGGCGATGAATGATATTGCCACGAGTCTTACGGATACCGCGATTGGGTCATTACAGGCCCCGTATATCGCGAGTGGGGCGGTTCTTCCGACGCAGATTGACTCAGGTGCCGTGCGGTCTGAGTATGGCCAAGGGGCGTATGCATCGGTGAGTCTTGATGAAGTTATCGGAATGGTAAGGCAATTACGTGACAATCAGCAAGACTTACTTGAAACCCTTATTGCCGTAGTACAGAACAAGCAGTTCTCTTTTACACCCAACGCTTCTAACGGAAGAATGATAAACCAAAGTCTTAACGCGTACAGGAGGGTGACTGGATGAGTTTTGACGGAACACTAATGCAAATGAGGAGGCCGAGCGGATCAGTTTACGACGATTTTCCGCTCGGCCTTATTGTAGCGGAAAGTTATAAAGCCACGCCGAACCAAAGACTTGATCGATCTACATCGAAAAGAAATGTGAACGGCGTGCTACAGAGAAATGTTATCAGGCACATGCCGTTTAAGGTGGAATTCAATTTGCGGAAAATGACAAACGCGGAACTGGTACAGTTCACGAGCTTCATGAGAGCGCATTACACCGATGAACTGCAAAGAGAATTCTACATGAGATATTACAACGACGAAACCGACAGCTACGATACTGGAAGGTTTTACATGCCTGATGTTCAGTATCAGAAAAACTATGTTGATCTTGAAAACAGAGTAATCAAGTATGCGGAGGCGCGAGTAGCGTTTATTGAGTATTAAGGAGGGAGCATGTATAGCAGATCAGAGACATTTCTTGAACGGATACAGAATCCCTCTTATCCGCAGAAATGCTTGCTTGTTTTTAATGATGTGTATTTTGACAATGACGACATTTACGACAGCGGGGTGACGTTCGGGGATTATTTCTCGACTTCCGAGAACTTGACCTTCGGGGATTGTCCCTCTAATACTGTGTCGTTCAGTCTGATTTCAAACGGCATCCTGAGTGGATATGAGTTTGGAATAATGAGAGCGTATGTCGGCGTTATCACTACAAGTGAAGCGTATCAGATTTCAGCTTCGTACCTTGCACACGTTGAAGTTGGAGGAAAAGTATTTGACGCTGGCAACGGTGGCATTTTTATAGACGGTGAAAGACTTGTATCAGGTGCATATCATTCTCTGTTATCCGATACGGAGTATGTATACGCTTTTGGTACATCATCGTCTATAAAGATCAAAATCAGCGATTCTTCGTATTCCGCTATATCGCCTAATAAAATACTCGTACAGAAGCTTGCAACGTCTAAAAGTGCTGTTTTTGACGCAAATAACGCTATTGCAACAGTGTGGGTTGACGGCGAAAAGCAAACATGGGAATACTGCCCGATGGGTGTGTACGACGTTGAGAAGCCACGAAAGACTACAGACGACATTGTAAACATCGAAGACGGTCGGGATTTAATGAAAGTGTTCGATGTGGATTCTGCTGACTTCCTTGGTTCTTTGACATATCCAACAACGCTCTCTCAGATATATACCAAATTGTGCGAGTATGTGGGTGTGGAATACGAAAGCTCAACTTTCCTGTACAGCGCGACGCAGTATGAAGAGTCGCCGTTCAGCACGAACGCGACAAAACTCAGAGACATTCTGTCATACATCGCTTCAAGGGCGAGGAGCATAGCGCACTTCAACCGACTTGGAAAGTTGGAACTGAAGTGGCTGAGTGCTGAAGCAGAAGAAACACTTGATACCGACAACATGGCACTGGACGAATCTGATATTGCAGAGTACAGCACAGAGCCGATAAGCGGTGTCCTGTTCAAGTCAACACAAGGAGCGTCTATCAGCTTCGGCGATAAGACAAACCCATATCCAGTATACGCTAATCCGTTTATCACAACGATTACAGCAAGCGATTTGGCGGCGTACAAAAGTCTGTTGACTTACACGCCAATGTCCGTATCGGTGATATACGCAAACCCAGCGATTGATGTTGGTGATTTAATTGCAGTTACGCTGAGCGACGACTATGTACTTCTTGCCAACAGATACGGCGAGGTTTACGGAGTAAAATCTGGCGAACCAGAATTCCGACTGTATGCAAATACGAGCGGTGAGGTTCTGGCGAAAGAAGACCATACTGCTATTGGTAAGACAAGGCAAGCCTACGAGGTCTTGTACGATGTAAACGAGCCTGTTGTTATCCCTCTGATGCGGAGGACTTTACGGTTCGACGGAATGTGTTCTGCGAGTTATGAAGCTACAGGCGAGAAGTTCCGAGACATTGAAGAGGTAAGTAACACCGAATACAATGCTTCGGTTGCAGTAAGTCAAGCGTTAACTGAAATGGACGAAAAGTTGACGCAAGAGGATATTTTTAATCGATTAACTGGTGGTGGTGAACAACAGGGAATATATCTGTACGATGGAAAAGTCTATATCAACGGGGAATACATCAAGGCAAACAGCATCAATGCTGATTTGATTTATGGCGGAACATTTAGTGGTTCATCTATTAACCTTGGCGATGGTAACTTCACCGTTGATGGCGAGACTGGCGCTGTGGCGATAAATAAAGGCTCGATCACGCTCGGTACTGGGTTTTCTGTATCACAGTACGGTGAGCTTACTGCGGTATCTGGTTCAATCGGTGGGTTTAACATTACGCCGAGTATGTTATACAGCTTTGGCGAATACTGGCCTGACGCACAGCATGTCGGATATGGCTTCTACGGCGTAATACACAAGAATAATGGCCCTCCGTTAAGCCCGTTCATCCAGACATTCTATGGCCCCCCACGCAATCCGACCACCAGTGATCCGATCTTTGAGATTTTGTACAACGGTGTTGTAAACGCGACAACTCTTAATTGCTCGGACGCTAATATAACAGGCGGGAGTATCAGTATCGACACTTCTGCGTCGGCTTATGATGTCATCTCGTTGAGTTATACAGTAGCGGGGACAGCGTATAAGTTGACGCTAAGCCCTTCTGGTGGATTTTCTTACACCTCAACTTATAGTGGCGGTGGGACATCCGCCACGATAACTAATACTGGTATTACTGTTGGATCAACGGTATCTGGGACTAATTACTTTTCGATGCTAACTCCAAGCGGAATGCGGGTATGGATTCCGTCAAGGTCTGTATTTGTTGACATCACACCAACAGTTGTAAGCACATGGTAAAGGAGAAACATGTATGAACAAGCCTATCACAGTAGCAAGAGAAGACTTCATTGAAAATCTTGTAAAGATAATCAATGAATCAGAGCTTCCTATCTTCGTTGTCCGTAACGAATTATCCAGAGCTTACGAACAGTTGGCTCAGATAGAGAAAGCGCAGTTGGAGCAAGACAAGAAAACATGGGAGGAGTCCCAGAAGGAGGCTGAAGATGGCGGATTACCAGTACACAGCGTTCCCGATTGACGCGGATGAAATCGACATAGACCAGTTACAGCAAGATATACAGAATGTAACCGACGATATCATCAATATCAATCAAGCAATTGACAGTATCAACCAACGGATAACAGTATTGACAGGGCGAACAATTAACGGCAAAGCACTAAGTGGAAATATCGTACTGAAGAGTGCCGATTTTGCAAGCGAAATCACTGGCGAGAATATGTTAGCTTCATTGACTTACTCGCAAGTGAGTTCGTGGTAAGGAGGTGTAAATGCCAGATTATCAATTTACAAGCTTTCCAATTCCCGGCAAACAAGTTGATTTCGAAGCAATACAGAATGAGATAACTACTCTACAGGAAAGAGCTTCTGAGTTACAGAGGCAGTTAGATGCTCTTACCGCAAGTGAAGTTCCTTATGATCACACTGCTTCGGGACTCACTGCTACGAATGTGCAGGATGCGATCGACGAGATTGATGAGGTTGTAGACGATACAGTGCCGAAAACGAGAGAGATAAACGGGCTTGATTTGACGGCAAACAGAGTCCTGAAGTCAGCGCAGTTTGCGGAATCTGTGACTGGTGAAAAGATGCTTGCGAACCTGCTTTATTCTCAGGTGAATAGCTGGGATTCGGGGGCGAAGAAAAGCATTAAGTTGGCGGGCGATACCTACTTGAATGCGAGCGCGATTGACGGGGTCAAAGCGTCACTCGATGCCAACACAAATGATCTAAATAATTTCAAAGGTACACATTATTCAGGACTGTATTATTGGGATGGTAGTGCACAAAATAACTGCCCTTTGGGATGGAGCGCAGTACTTATAGTTGGATATGGATCTGTGACATGTCAACTTGTGTTTGGTTCTGGCGGTGCTTACGTCAGAAGGTTTGCAAATGATTCTTGGTCAAACTGGATCGATCTTGGTGGAACTGATGTGTCCAGTTATAGAGACACAACGTCTGTTCCAAACGCCTCCGTAGTAAGTGTGAAGTCAGTTGTACTTCCTGCCGGAAGATACGTGATTTCTGGGAGCCTTATATACCCGTCGAACAATAATCCGGGCTACCGTAGGTGTGCAATTACAGGAGGTGATTTATCTGTAACAGTTGCGGACGAACAAGTACCGCCTTGTCAGGGGGCAACAACAAGAGTTTCTTGTAGTGCGATTGTTATAATGAATGGGTCTGAGGCAATTAATCTTGTTGCCGAGCATAACTGTGGCTCTGCCGTTTCTGTTAGCTGGATACTCCGTGCGGTTAGAATTTAAGTTTGAAGAGGTGATTTTACGGCATTCTTAATCAAGAAAGCCTGTTCTAACGAGGCGAAATCCTCTAATTAGCGGGTCTTACGCCTTCAGGCGATAAAGTTTATCAGGCAAGTGGCTAAAGCTCCGAAAAAAAGGGGCAAATTCGAGCACAGGAAGGAGGCATTATGGGTAAACTAATCAGAAACGGCATAGAGTTCGGCGGAGCGGCTGAACAGGCAAGCAGGATCAGCTACGATAACTCCGACAGTATCATAAATGTCGTCAGCGTTTGGAGCTGACAGAAAGGAGCAACATGAATATCAAACTCATAGGGGGGGGGGTACAAACCTCTCGTTACAACAGACGAAAGGAGGGAAGCTCTGTAAGCTTTTCTCCTGCGACTCTCTGGAAAGGGGGTCTGAGGGAAGGTGAGGTGACTCACCATGGCTAAGTCGATTAAATTAGGGGCTGATACATTCTTAGATGCGAGTGGGATAGTGATGAGCGATCATACTGCGATAGACGAATCGCACACAGACTACACAAAACTACCAGACGGGACTTTGATACAGTGGGGTGCGGCTACGATGGACGCAGGCAGTTCATCAAAGACAATCACATTTTCTGTAAATTTTATTTCGGTCCCAATTGTTGTAGTATCAGCGAGATATACCAACACAAGGAACGATCATGTTCTTGTGGCAGGGGAACGCGTAAATGGATTTACAGTGTACCGAAACGATCCAACTACAAATCAGCAATTTTGTTCATGGATTGCAATCGGCAAGTGGAAATAATGGAAGTCAATCATAATAAGATATAATCGACACAGCCAAATCCCGAAAATTAAATGGCGAAAAGCATTAAGTTGGGGAGTGATACCTATCTGGACGCGAGCGGAATCGTTGGAATTCGTGGAACGATAAGGAGCGGAAACTTAGATGACTATCGGACGCAACAGCAAAGTGGGTGGTGGTACATTGCGACAAGTAACACAGCAATTACTAATTGCCCAGCGGGCGCGTCATATTCGCACTTATGTGTTGTTACAACCAGTAACGGGGTTGACACTGACGCAGTTAACCAAGTCATAGTCAACCTTAATGGCATCTGGTACAGGACAAGATCAGGATCGCCAATACGATGGTCACACTGGTTTAAGCTCACAGGCACAGATACAGGATCATAACCTAACTTTCCAGAGCGCAAACGCGCATGGCAAAATCGATTAAACTGGGTAGCGATACCTACTTGGATGCAGAAGGCATATCTTTTCTTTTAGGGGCTAATCTTCGTACTGTCTTACAGCGATATGCCACAAGTGCGACAACCTATACGGTAAATACTCCGAGAGATTCAAATAATAATTATAGTTTTGGCTTGTTGTTTGGAGCACCGGGGGGAGAGACATGGTTTTGTTATTTGCTTTGGCTTCGCTCCGCATCCATCGGCACAGACCCGAATGTTCCGTATTTTATGAAAATTGCAGGTGGGTCGAGCGCAATCACATTCACAGGAACTTATAGTGGGTCTACGACATCTGGCACGCTCACATTGACGGCATCTGGTACAGTATGGGGAGGCATCCGACTATTATGGCTTGCATAACATAAAGGAGCAACTATGGCACAGTACACAGAAAATGAACTGATGGATTTTTTCAGAAAATTTCTTCTTGACAAGGACGCTCTGAAAAAGTCAATGTCGGAAGAAGAGTATGAGGAAAGGCACAGACGACTCCTCGAAAAAATGACACCGCCGAAAGATCGGTAAAGGAGATGCGATATGACAAGCGAAGAGCTCAGAACAGAAGCCGAGAAACAGGGAATGATCCTTACACCGATTAAGATCACTAAGGACGAAGCGATTACGATTGCAACGGAAAGCATCGAGTTCGTCCTTGGAGACTTCGGCGACTGGGACGCAGTTGAGGAATTCAAATACAGGAAAGTCCTTGCGTTGCTCCCTGAGTTGATCGGCAGATGGTGGGACAAAGTTCACGATCCGTTCAAGGAGGGATAACTTTGTAATACCTGAATAGAAAAGAAAGAGAGGTGCTTAATGGCAATACCGTGGAAAAATGCGGTTGATAATGCAATCAACGCATTTAGATCAGGCAAGTATGTCTATTTGTGGGGCGCGAAGGATGTCCTCTTAACGAGCGAAGCGCAAATACGCGGATACTTCGAGAGGGAACCAAGCTACTTCGCAAGATATAGTCCAGAGGAACTGGTACAGATTGTACGGAATTCGCTTGGGAAACGAGCCGATGACTGTTCAGCGTTCACTGGGTGGACTTGTACAGGGGACAAGCAATACTCAATCGGGCAGATTAACAACTGCTACAAATACAATAGCTTACAGGCGGGGCCGACGGCCTCGCTTTTGTTTACCACTTGGGGAGGCCGAGGACGGCACATCGGTCTTGATGTTGGTGGTGGCAAGTGTATGCACATTGGGTGGGAGTCCACAGACCGCGCAATTGCCGAAGGCCGTGCGGGCATCCTGTTTGAGCCGATTGCGAGTCGTGCGTGGGAAAAGAGCGGACAGAGCAACGCGGTTGACTATACAGGCGTTTATTCACCGTATGAGCCGATTACAGCTTTGTGGAACGAAATCCACGGCGGAGACATTCCGGGGCCGATCACAGATGCGTGGGTTGGCGAGACATACGGAGCGACGCTGATTGATGTGTATGCAGAGCCAATGGTAGGAGCGCTTTCGTCTTATCCTCACCTTGCGACTGGAAACCTCTTTGAGGTTATTGGCGAGGAAAACGGCTTCTGGCACATTTGTATTGCGTCTAAGCACTATGGGTACATCGAGAAGAGGTACTGCTTAAGAAAGACCAAACAGAGGGATGCAATCGTCACAAGGAACCTTAACTTGAGACAGAACGCGGGGACTAATTTCAAGTCGATTTGCGTAATGCCGAAGGGGGCGGTGGTTGAAGTTTGCGATACCAAGGTTGGGTCAGACGGAACCTATTGGCATTATGTGATTTACGGAGGCGTTTATGGCTTCTGTTCAAGTTATTATGTAAAATAAAGGGGGACAATCCGATGCGAGAGATTGTCGGCACCGTGATTACGGTTTTCGTGTCCGTAGTTGGTGGTGGTGCTTTACTGGCGTTTATCCAGTTTTTAATCACGAGAAAGGATACCAAGACGGACAAGAAAAACGAAGTGTTGGAAGCTATCAAAAAGCTTGAAACAAAAATAGACACACAGAAAAAGGATACGGATGAAAGGTTTACCGCTCTGGAAGAGCGGATGGCAGAAGAAACAGCCACAAATGCCCGAATTCGTATCCTTGGTTATTCTGATGAGATTATGCACGGTGTTAGACACTCGGAGGAATCCTTCAATCAGGCTTTACAGGATATCACCGTGTATGAGAAATATTGCGACGGACACCCAGACTATAAGAATGCACGGGCGAAAGTCGCAATAGCAAACATTCAATCGACATACGAGAATTGCGTAAAGGAAGGAAGCTTCCTTGGAATGAGGTGAAAAGATGTCAAATAAAACTTATGATACGCTGAAATTTATTGCTTTGCTGATCGCGCCTTTTGTGACATTCCTTGCGTCCTTTGTGGATGTGTGGGGAATTCCTTATGGTTCGCAGATCGTTGCGACCGTAGCGGCGATTGATGTTCTCTTCGGTGCTGTCGTGGCTATCGCCAAGAAGCAGTACGATAAGGGCAAAACCGAATAAAAGCTGTTTTGTGACGGTTTAGCGCATGGGCGAGGATTTTATCGAGCCGATATGCAGAACGCTCAAAACAGGGCAAATTTCGCCTTACACGGCGAGGTAAACAAGGCATCACAGGAATTCCCTGTTTTGCACATACGAGTTTCTCCTGACGGTGGTATGGCGTAAAAAACCGTACCACTGGGGAGAAGGGAGATTTATGGCAACAAGAGAAAGTATCTTGGAATGGGTTGAGAAAGATCACCAACGCCCGATCTACGAGATCATGGTCTTCGAGCACCCGAATAAAGAACTGATCGGAAAAGATGGAAAACATCTCGGTTGGCCCGATACTGGGTCTACTGGCAACATGGGCTTCTACTATGACATCGATGATGCGATAGAAGCAATGCACACAAACCGTTGCGATATTCAGGAAAGGATATATCACGCAGGATTTGTGATGTGCCGAAGAGAAGGGCTGTATTCTTGTGTAGGCCCTGAGAACCGCATTTATTTCATCTGGGATGAAGACAGGGGAGGATTTTTTGAAACGGATGAACCGCACATCTTCCGGCACGTAGCGTACTGAGCATAACTTCCATGTGAAGTTGTTGTATTCGGGGGCGTACTGAATGGTGCGCCTCTTGTTTTATGCGATTTTAACTATAACGAGACTGAAAACGATTTTATAGTGAAAAGCTTTCGGATTATGGTGAAAAGATGGCGAATGTGTTTAATATAGAGTGCCGATATGACATAGAGCAAGGATGCTATGTTGCGACGGCTGATATCATCTTCGGGGCTTGCTGTACAGGCGAAACCGAGGAGGAAGCAAAGGCTAAGGCGAAAGACCTTGCCGATCAATGGCTTGAATGGCTGAATGAGAAAAATGCAATTTAATATGGTATGAGCGGTATACCTCCAACCGTTTGTATAGTCGGGACAACGTATTCCCCCAAACGCTGTTTCGGCGACGCCCGTTCTTTATGGACGGGCGCTTTTTTTATGCCCGTACGGAAAAATACGAAAAAATAAAAAAATAATACCTATAGGTATTGACAAATGAATAATATGTGGTAAAATACAAATGTACCTCAGGGTACAAATTAACGCCCAAGTAGGGGATGACAATGGACAAGAAATATACCAAAAGTCAAGTTATCGGATATCTGAAAATGAAGGGTATTCCACCAACGATGATACAGACGATTCGGCAGTGGCTCGCTCAAGACGCTGTGAAAGAAGCTGAGTATTTGCACTGGGACAGGATATTCACAGTTTTTGCGATGTCGATCAGAGAAACCTACGGATTTGGCGCGGAGCGTATCTTGAGGTGCTTACAGCGAGCGGACGACATAATGAAAGACATTTCAGACAATAAAACAACGTGGCACGAACTTGCCGTAAAGCTGAAGGACGAGACTGGGATTATTGTTCGAAATGGTGACGACGACCGCTTGATTATTGAGGTTAGGGACGATGAATAGGAGGGTTGATGGTAAAACAGTGTATTCTGGCTATTGGTGCCGTGGCTGTTGTTTCTATCGCTTCGGGTGCTTCCAGTTTAGGAGGGATGCCGTGCGAAAATCCAGAGCAGTTTCAGCGTTGGTACGAAACTTATGAACAGAAGACAGGCAAAGAAGAGACGGCAGTATCGAATGGCGAAGAACCAAATCCGTACGAAGCGGAGGTGGAAGTGGACACAACAGCATCTTCTTGCGCTAAAGATACTGAGAAAGATGTATCCGAAGTACCGATGCCTACGGAACAGCACGGCACTCGCTTTGGTGAAACGAAGAAGGTGGTGAATTGTGAACAAGAGACAAGCGAAGAAAGCGAGACAGCAACCGATGAGATTCTACCGAAAGGAGAAGAGACTGCTGAAAGCGATGTCGAGAGCGTTCCCAACGAGGTGGGAACCGAGGTGGAGACAGAAGCGAAAAGTGTTTACATGGTGAACGGTGAGCTTGTCGATCCTACAATTCAGCAAATGTTATACGACGCACTTGAACGGCACAATATAAGCTATTGGCTTGAAGGAGCTTTGGCGCAGATTTATCAAGAGTCTCATTTCCAACAGTACATAGTAAGCAATGATGGACGTGATTATGGGATACTTCAATATCGTGCTGAGTTTTGGGATGAGGTTTCGAGCCAATACGGACACGTCGGGGCGGACATTTACGATATGTATGTTCAGTTCGATATATACGCGGCGCAGATGTCTAAAAGATTTAATTCTGGGATGAGCGTTGCGGATGCGGTAAGCAGACATAAGACATCTGATTACGGTGGATACGATGCACAGTATTACGCTGAGGTATCTCAGTGGTTCGGGAAAGTGGCGAAAGTTGAAGTACAAAGCAATTGACATTATGGAGTTTCCGAAAACCGAAGATGGCTATTTCATGGCAGAAGAGTTCAGAAAGCGATCTCGATTTAGTGTGACGGAGAAGGAAGACTGCATCGAGTTGCGGTATGAAGCTGAACATGAAGTAGAGGTAAGAGGGGATGAATGAACAAGGTCGATATCAATCGATTTATAAGCTGAGTCAAAGAGAAAGAATAAGGTTGGGGTTGGAGAAGGCACCTAAAGGCCCACTGAATGTGAAAATCGTATATCCCGTGCATGTATCTGCAAGCGCGATGTATTACGTGACGAAGATGATCGCAAAGAGTGAGTTGGCAGAATATTTGGTAGAACATCCAGATTTGGAGGTAATGAATAATGGATAAGGTTGCGGTATTCGATTCTGCGATGAACGAGTTCAGGCTTGCGGAAAAGCATTACAAGGCATTTATGAAACGAATGGAGGAGATTGGCGTTAAACCTATTTCTGGGTTCGGGTGTTTCATGGACGAAACCAAAAAAGGAGTGCATATTTACGAGGGAATAGAAAATGTAGCCGAGGTTGTTGGTGCTGATATCGAGCGGTTGCGCTATCCGAGTGGGAAAGATACAAAGACCGAGGGGTTTACCTACCAAGATTATCAATTTTTCGAGTGTGTCCATGATAAGGAGTAATAACTATACCGCAACGATAACGGCGATCCTGATGTATATCGAGGACGAGCTCTCAAGGATGTACTGGAATAAGAACCAAGACGACATCGAGTCTCCGTTTCGTAATACGGGAAACGAATACAAGAACGACACTTTCAGCGTCAAGTCGTATAGATGGATGGACGATAATGACGCGCCAAACTTCGAATACCGAGGCTTTAAGGTCTGGTGGTATAAGCATGTAGGACGCGGAATGGTGTGGGAGTGTGATAGGGCGATTACATTGGGATACCTTGACAAGATGCTTTCCGATTGCATCTTGTCAATGGAAAAGGACTTCTGTGAAAAGTCCGAATAGTTGCCTCCTTTTGTTGTATGGTGCATCTGTGGTGCAGTGGTAGCACGCATGGAGACGCAAGGTTCGATTCCTTGCCAGATGTATAGGCGATAAGAGAAAAGGGATGAACCGAGACAAGTGCTTTTCTCGTCGGGTATCGCCGAAGGCACGGTAGACGTACCGTGTATCAAGTTGTCGTATAGCTCAGCGGAACGAGCGCCCAGTATAAAGGGGAGGACGATGGTTCGAGCCCATCTGCGACAGTTGCAATACAGCTCACGTCCATGCGTAAAGGGATGTCTTCGATAATGCGCTAACGGTAAAACGCGTTACGCCGTTAGGCTAAGGAAGCCGAATAGTCGGACTGATCACCCGATAAATAAGGTGGAGAGAATCATAACTCCGAGCAAACTGTATTGATTATGAGAAGGAAAACTCTAAACCCGGTTTTCGGGAGTGGTAAGAAACGTGTGACGGTATAGTAACCCGCGTGTAGGCACACGAGATGGGGGCGATAAACCAAGCCTACAAAACCTTCCGTGGCGGAATAGGTAGACGCTAAATTTTGGTCATAGACATTGGAAGTACCAAATTAACCGAGATGTCATGCAAGGTGCAAATCCTTGTCGGATGGAAATGACAACAAGAGGGGAACAGAGGGTGAAATGGGGAATACCTTAAAGATGGTAACGCGAGTCGTTGAGGACGATGTTACCGAGGCGATTGAAAAGAACTTTGACTACAAGTTCGATGGCGAGGTCGCTACAGAAATATCAATCCCAGAATTCCCCGAAGAATTTGAAATAGGGTTGATAGTCGGATCGAGCGGAAGCGGAAAATCAACGATCCTGAAGCATTGTTTTGGAGGGGAAGAAAAGCCGAAGTGGGATGACAATTTCTGTATTGCATCTCAGTTTGACGGGATAGAAGACGCCTCGGATAAACTCGGAGGGGCTGGTCTTAATTCGATTCCACAATGGCTGAAGCCGTATAGCGCATTATCAACGGGCGAAAAGTTCAGGGCCGACATCGCAAGGAGGCTAAAAAGCGGCGCTGTTATAGACGAATTCACGAGCGTTGTAAACCGAGAGGTCGCTATATCGTGCTCGGTGAGTATATCAAAGTATATCCGAAAGCATGGCCTGAAAAATGTAGTGTTCGCTTCTTGCCACGACGACATTATTCCGTATCTTAATCCGACGTGGGTTTACAACACGGACACGAAGCAGTTTTACACTGGGAGGTATCTTTGTCGACCGCAAATCGATATTGAAATCTCTACTGGAAGTAAGAGAGCATGGGATATGTTTAAGAGGTATCACTATTTAAGCGGTGATCTAAACAACGCGTCGACATGTTTTATCGCTTCGCTTGACGATATACCAGTTGCGTTTCTGGCTACACTTTCGCTACCGGGGCGAGATATCAAACACGCATGGAAAGAACATCGCTTAGTCGTGCTTCCAGATTATCAAGGGATGGGGATCGGAAACAAATTTTCCGAGGCGATAGGACAAGCGTATATCGAAAAAGGATGTCGGTACTTTGTAAAGACGAGCAATCCGAGGATGGGAATTCATAGAGACAATTCGCCGTTATGGAGGGCGACGGCAAACAATCATAAGTCGCGAGAGTCGTATCTGATGAAGGACGGAACGCCGAGACAGCGCCCACGATACGGGATGAAGAAAGAGCTGATTGAGTTCCATTCTCACAGGGTTTGTTATTGCCACGAATACGTCGGTGACGGGACAGTATATCCGTACACTTACGAGTCCTCAAAGGCAACAGGGGACATTGTAGGGCAGATGACGATATTCGACTTCGAAAATGTAGTATAAGCCTATTCGGTCGAAACGTGCCGATAGGAGCGAGAACGTAGTGTAATGGTAACACACCGCATTTGGGATGCGGAGTCGCGGTTCGAGTCCGACGTTTTCGATTATGCGGTGGTAGCTCAATGGTGGAGCGCGTAAAAAGGAATCATGGTGGTGATTCTCACAGCAATTCTTCTTTGCTTTTGGGGAGCCGAGGCTGTTGGTTCGAATCCAACCCACCGCGTTTGGGACGCTTACAGCAACAAAAAGCATAAGACGGTTAATCTTACAAGCAATGCGTCCTGTTTGCCTGTGACCCATACAGCAATTAAAAAGATGGAGCATCTATCAAATCAAATGGGTCATGTGTTTACATTAGCTGAAAGGGGGAAAGACAATGAATTTCGCAGAAGCGGCAAGAAAAAGCTCTTCATTTACACGGACAGAAAATGGGGCCGTGGCATTAAATACATCAGGGGACGCGAGACTGGACTTCTTTGGCTCCGTGGGTGCACTTCGTGAAGCGGATGCCAACAGAATCACACGTCTTTTCTCTGAGGCCTACAAGGTTGATCCGGTGTTCGCTACGAAGATTGTTTTTTATGCAAGGGATATCAGGGGAGGCCTTGGCGAAAGAAAAACCTTCAGAACAATACTGCGGTATATGGCAAACTTTCATCCCGAGGCGTTGAGGCCAAACCTTGATCTGATTGGCGTTTACGGTCGTTACGACGACTTATATTGCCTGATTGGCACGCCCATCGAAGGTGATATGTGGGAGTCGATGAAGGTACAGTTCGAGGAGGATAGAAGGAACCTCAAGAGCGGTAACGCTATTTCTTTGCTTGCAAAGTGGATTAAGACGGCAGACGCTTCATCCAAAGAGACCAGAAGGTTAGGTATCATCACTGCCAAGAAGCTTGGGTATTCAGTGTATGAATTCAAGCGTATTGTCAGACAAATGCGGAAGAGAATTGGGATTGTGGAATCGCTTATGTCAGAAGGACGGTGGCATGAAATTCGTTACTCGGACGTTCCGTCAAGAGCGATGATGATTTACAGAGAAGCTTTTATGAGGCATGATGCTGAACGCTTTGCGAGGTACGTTAACAGGGCTGTTGCGGGCGAGGAATCCATCCATTCATCGACGCTATATCCATACGATATAGTTGGGAAGATGCTTTCTGGGTATGGCGTTTACGCCACAGAGGACGGCGTTTTGGAGGCGCAATGGAGGCAACTGCCTGATTATGTCGAAAAAGGCACAAATGCAATGGTCATTGCCGACACATCAGGATCAATGTGTGGTCGTCCACTTGCAACATCAGTTGGACTTGCCGTTTATTTCGCCGAAAGGAACACAGGGCCGTATCACAATTTGTTTATGTCTTTTTCGGGAAGTTCTACGATTCAAATGCTTAAAGGTGAGACACTTGCACAAAAGCTTGGGAGCATTGACATGAACAATTGGGGTTGGAACACCAACTTGAAGGCGGCGTTCGAAAACGTGCTTGATATTGCTGTCAAAAATAAAGTAAGCCCTGAACAGATGCCGAAGTCGATCATCGTTATTTCCGACATGGAAATCGATAACTGTGGGGACAGGGAATGGACATTCTACGAACAGATGTCGCAGATGTTTATGATCCATGGTTATAGGATTCCGAACATCATTTTCTGGAACGTAAACAGCCGCCATGATATTTTTCACGCTGACAAGAAACGCATTGGCGTACAACTTGTAAGCGGACAATCGGTGTCTGTGTTCCGTCAGGTGATGCAGTGCGTTGGAATGAATCCGATAGAAGCAATGGAAAAGACGATCAATTCAGAAAGATACGAGCCGATTAAGGTCGCTTTCTGATTATACATCCTCTGTGGGGGATGATCGGAACGTAGCTCAATGGTAGAGCGCAGTAGAAAGAAATCCAGTGTGGATGCAGGTTCAAGTCTTGCCGTTCCGATGAGTGGTTGGAGCAAATGACAGAACACTATAAAAATGTATGTGCGGCGACTCGTGTGACCTTAACACGGCCATCGGAACGTAGCTCAACGGCAGAGCTTCGGTGTTTGGAAAGGCGTAGTCCCGCGAAACAGCCTTGATGGAGGTTCGAATCCTTCCGTTCCGACAATCCGAAGCCGACATGCGCAAGGGCATTGCTGTTTAAGTGCGGTGGTAGTCCTGTCGGTAGGCCAATCACGG